ATGCCCAAATCGGCTGGATGGCCGTCCAGCAAAACCCATGAGCACCCAATGAACGATACCCAATCCCTGATCGAGACGCACCGCGAGGAGCAACGCCAGCTCCTGGAGAACTACCGGCTGTTCAAGCAACAGCTCGAATCCATCGACCGCCGCCTGGACCAGCTCGACGTAATCCTGTCCACGCTGGAGCGGGAGCAGTCCCCGCAGGCGCAGGAGGACTAAATGTCGGCATGGGGAAAGATTAAGCATGCGGCCCAGCATGCCACCCACGAGGTCAACTCCGGGCTCCACAACATTTCCGGGGGTAAGGTTGGCCTGAACGACTTCAAGTCCATGTCCACCATTGGCCTGAATGACATAGGGAATAAGCTCTCCAAGGGCTGGAAGGACCTGACCGGACAGACGGCGGCGCACAAGGCAGCCAAGGCGGCCAAGAAGAACGCCAAGCGCCTCCAGGACGCCGGGCTGGCTCAGGCGGAGGCCATGCGCCACCAGGCCGACGTCATGCAGAACATCGGCAACCGCCAGATGAACATTGGCCAGCAGCAGATGGACCTGAACAAGCAGATTGCGGCCAACCGCCAGGATCTGGCGCAGAAGCAGCTCAATCTGACCCAGCAGTCCATCAACCAGCGCAAGGACATTGCCCAGAACCAGCTCGACCTGGGACAGAACATGGCCGACATCGCCCAGAAGCGGGCGGATATTGGCCAGCAGGCGCTGGATTTCGGTCAGCAGCGGTGGCAGGACTACCGCGACCTGTACCGGCCCACGGAGAAAGCCATGCTCGACATGGCCAACCAGGGGCCGAACTACGACCGCGCCGTATCCCAGGCCATGGCCGATGTCGCGGCTGCGCAGGGCAACAACCTGGACCAGAACGCCCGGATGCTGTCCCGTTACGGGATGAACCCGAACAGCGGGCGCTTCGCCACGGCGGCGGAGAACCGGGCCATGACCCAGGCCGCGCAGGAGGCGCAGGCCCGGACCCAGGCCCGCAGGAAGGAGAAGGCGGATTCCTTCAACTTCAAGACCACCGCCCTGGGGCGCGGCCAGTACCTGCCCGGCATGGCCCAGCAGGGATTCAGCCAGGCGCAGGCGGGCCTGGGTGGTGCGACCTCCAGCTACGGCGGCGCGGGCAACCTCAACAGCTCCGCCGGCCAACTCGAAGCCGGGCTGGGGAACGCCTACGCCGGGGCCGGCAACCAGTGGTCCGGAATGAACAACCTCTACTCCGGGGCCTCCGGGATCTACGGCAACGCGGGCAGCGCCATCCAGGGCGCGGGCAGCCTCCAGCAGGGGGCGCTTTCCGGGCTAACCTCGGCGCAGGGCGCTTTCCAGAACATCTACAACACCGCCGAGAAGGCGCGGCAGTTCAACACCACGGCCGCCCTGAAAGAGTTCAACGGCCTCCTCAAGGGGGCCGGTCAGGCGGCCGGTTATTCGGGCATGGCCGAAGGCGGCGAGGTAGATACCCAGGCCATGGGCGGGCGGACCTTCAACAACGGGGGCGAGCTGATCCAGGGCCCTGGTGGTCCCAAATCGGACAGCATCCCGGGCCAGGCGGTGGACGCCCAGGGCAACAGCAAGCCCGTGGCCCTCTCCAATGGCGAATACGTGCTGCCCACCGAGGCGGTGAAATACTACGGGCTGGATAAGCTGGACAAGATGGTCCAGAAGGCTCAGGAAGCCATGCAGGGGAGGGTCCACTGATGGGAACCGGATTGCTCGACAGCTTCATGGAGGGCTACACGGGCGGCAAGCAGGCCATGCAGGAGCAGAAGCTGCGTGACCTCAAGCTCCAGGAGGCCCAGCGCAAGCTGGAGCAGCAGCAGGCCCTCCAGGACGCCGCCCAGCAGGCGCAGGAGCAGGCGACCACGGAGCCCCACCCCTACTCGGGTCAGCAGGCCATGCAGGGCACCACCACCGTGACCTCGCCCCATGACTACTCCGGGCAGGGCACGGATATGTCCATCGCCAACGCCTACCCTAACGGGCAGGCCATGGAACAGGGGCTCCAGGACCAGACCGTGTCCCAGGCCCCCTCCACGGCGTTCCAGATCCCGGACCAGCAGGTGCAGGGGCTCCAGGACCAGACGGAGTTCAACTACCCGGAGTACATTCAGTCCCTGACCAACCACGTGGCCCAGACGGACCCGCAGGCGGCCGAGCACCTCCATCAGGTGCTGCGCAAGGCCCATGACGAGAATTTCAAGGACTTCGCCCGCTCGGTATTCCTGGGTGACCCCCGCCGCGCGGAGCAGGAGTTCAACCAGACGGGCCAATTCCAGATCCAGCCCGGCAGCCTGGAGATCCAGCCGGACCAGAATCAGGTGACCTTCCAGGACTCCGAGGGCCAGCCCCACGCCATGGGCCTGGACACCATCCAGCAGATGGCGGGGATCAAGCAGCCCGACCCCTTCGACGTCGCCCCCGGCCACGACCTGGTGGACAAGAACGGTCACCGGATCTACCACAACGCCAAGAGCAAGAGCGAGGATCGGCCGTCCACCTCCCTCTACAATGCCGCCTCCCGCGCCCTGGGGCAGGCCATCGGCGGGGACTTCCAGAACGGCGTGTTCACCGGGACCACCCCGGGCAAGACCATGTGGTTCATGCGGGCCCAGAAGATTGCCCATGACCTGATCGACCAGGGGGCCAACCCCGGCGAGGCGGCCATCCAGGCCTACACGCAAACCCGCAAGGAGGTCCCGAACGTCAACGGCTGGGAGGACCAGGCCCGTCAGCAGGCCGAACACCAGCTCCAGCAGGAGAGTAACAACCAGGCCTGGAACCAAGGATTCTGGCCCTGGGTCGGCTACAAGCTGGACCCATGGGCCGGGCCCTCCGAGAAGGAGATCCAGCAGCGCCAGCGGTCCATCCTTCACCAGCAGCACCCCGGTTACCAGGGGGGCATTATGAACCAGCCCGCGCCCACCGGGACGCCGCAGGAGAACGGCGGCGACCACCCCGGGCATTCCGGAACCGCCGGGCAGAAAACCAACGAGTCCGGCGGCGACGTATCCCGGGTGGACCCCAGCAAGGTGGGGGATCCCGTCGATGATCCGGGCTCCCGGGTCCGGCAGATCCCGCAGAAGGCTCAGGAGATCCTGCGGCAGAACCCCTCCGATACCACTCGCGCCTACTTCAATAAGCACTACGGCCAGGGCATGGCGGAATACGTGCTCCAGCACCAGGAGTAAGCATGGCGGACGATCCCTTCGCCAACCTCCCGCTCCGGCAGGGGGCCAATCAGGATTCCGAACCGCCCGATACGGGTGCGCCCGAATCGGGCGACGATCCGTTCAAGGACTTCCCCCTGGCGCCGAAGGGCGACACCTACACCATGCCCAAGGAGCCCCAGGGGCTCCACACGCCCACACCGGCCCCCTCCGCCCCGGAACCGCCCTCGCCGCATCCGGCCATGGAGCACACCCAGAACTTGGGCGGCCAGGGCACCGTTCCGGACGTCTCCCCGGACCAGCCCATCGGCAAGCTGCCGCCCAAGCCGCCCGGGGTCGGGGAGCCCCCGCAGCCCGGCCCGTCGCCGCAGGACCAGCTCCAGAACCTGCATATCGACCCGGAGGTGGCGCAGAAGATCCACGACGCGCCGGACCTCCAGACCAAGGCCGAGCTGGCGCGTCAGGCCGGGATCCCTGACCAGATCATCCAACAGGTTACCCATGGCCAGGCGGGCCAGCCCCAGGAGCAGGCCCAGCCGGCCAACCCCCTGGACCAGGCCCGGGACGTGGTGGGCTACCACCCCCAGCAGCCCGATTGGTCCCAGTTCCAGGCCCCGCCCCACGCCGGCATGGAGCACGAGCACGGCGGCAGCGCAGACCAGGGTGGCAACGTCGGCCAGGTGGAGCCCCTCAAGGCCCTGGCGCATATCGGCCTGCGCCTCCAGCAGGACGCCGGGGGTGCCCTCCAGATGGTCGGGGATAACCTGGAGGCCCAGCGCAAGCAGCTTCTACAGTACATGGACCAGGGCTCCATGTCGGACAAGGAGCGCCAGAAGCTGATCCAGGAGGCGGCCAAGAACCCCGCCTCCCAGGCCCTGAACAAGGTGGGCCGGGGGATCTACCTGGACGCGACCAAAAAGCTCCTACAGAGCCCGCTGAAAGCCGAGAAGGGGACGCCCGCCTGGTGGTTGGAGAAGGGCGGGATCACCATGGCCAGCAGCCTCCTCCCGGCCCTGGGGGTGTCGGTGACCACCGGCAACCCCGGCTTGGGCTACGCCATGTTGTACGGGCAGAGCGCCGGGGCGACCTATGGCAGCGACGTCAACCTCCAGCACCGGGATCAGAAGGACGCGACAATCCATGCCGCGTTCAACGGCCTAACGGAGATCGCTTCCGAGGGCCTGCCCTTCCACGAGTTCCTGGCCAAGGGTCACACCCTCCTGCGGCGCACCCTGGGTGGCGGCGCGGCCGAGGGCTTCACGGAAATGCTCAACCAGGCCGCCCAGACGGCGTACAACCTCAACCAGTTCGAGGGCGTGGACTCCTGGGAGGACGTGAAGAACCTGGACTGGAGTAAGGTGGGGCACACCATCCTCAACGCCGGGATCCTGGGGGCCATTGGCGGCGCTGGGGCCGGCAGCATCCTCCACTCCGTCCTTGGTGGAAAGCAGGCGGCCAAGAAGGCAGTCCAGGCGGCCAAGGGTGGCCACCCGGAGGGCGAGGAAACCCCGTCCTTCCAGGGCGGCTCGGGGCAGGCCGACCTGGAGAACCAGGCCCAGCAGATCCGCCAGCAGGCCGAACAGCGCCGACAGGAGCTGGGGCAGCTTTCCGATGGGGACCTCCAGGCCCGTGCCGACGAGCTTGGCATCCCCACCGAGGGGAAGGGCCGGGACCAGATTGTCAACTCCATAATCATGGCCGAGCGCGGCTCGCCCGAGACGCAGACCGCGCATAACAACGCGGAAGCCCCGGAGCAGGATCCGTTCCGGGACTTCCCCTTGGCCCAGACCGAGATCAGCCCGGACCAGGGGCCCCAGGCGGCCCCCACGGAGGCCACGCCGACCGAGGCCACGCCGACCGAGCAGCCCCAGATGAACCTGGGGGCCGAGGACCTCCAGGACTTTGACGAGGAGAACCTGCGGGCCCTGGGGGAGAAGCTCGGAGTCCAGACCGAGGGCAAGGATCGCCAAGGCCTGATCGACGGCATCCTGGCCAAGCAGAACGGCGAGCCCCAGCCCGAACCCCAGCCCGAACCCCAGCCCGAGCAAGGGGATCTGGTGGGTCCGCCCGAGGAGGAGGCCCAGCCGGAAGCCGAGAACCAGGGCCCGAAGCGACAGCTCAACCTGGGTCGGTACGGCAAGCACGAGGTCAACCTGCCCGACGATTTCTCTGCCTACGCCTACGACCTGGGACGCCAGCTCCAGACCAAGGACCTATCCGAAAAGGATATGGACCGGCGCAACCTGGACCACCAGCTTGCCGGGCACGGGGTGCCGTCCGAGGAGGTAACCCCGGATCAGGTGCGCCGCTACTCCCAGGCCGTTCGCCAAGCCGTCCAGAAAGGGCAGGAGATCCCGGACGCCGCGAATTGGCTACAGGAGGACGTCGATCAGATCCGGTCGAGCAAGGTGGCCAAGAACCAGAGGCGCACCAAGGAGGCGCAGAACTCCCTGGAGGAGTCGTTGGTCAACAACGACCGGTTCCAGGGCAAGCAGCCCGAGGACATGACGGACCAGGAGGTGGAGAAGGCCTACCGGGCGCTGGCGAACGAGCCCAAGCAGAACGGCAAGGAGGTCCCCAGCACCGAGGAAATGCGGGGCTTCCTGCGGGATCACCTTGACGAGCTGATCGACGTGCAGAGCCGGCCCCAGGGGCTCCAATACTCGCCCAAGAGCAAGACCCCGGGGCACTGGCCCCACCGCCGGCAGGTGGAGCGGGCCCTAAAGCAGGGCCAGACGGTACCGGCCAAGGCGGTCACCCACTACCCGGACCTGGGGCGGCAGTACCCCAACCAGATCGAGGGTGAGCCCGAGTACAGCGGGCCGGAAAAGACCCGGGCCCAGATCCGTCAGGAGCAAGAGCAGCGCACCGACCAGCTCCTACAGCAGCGGCTCGACCAGGAACGGGAGGCCCAAAAGAACTCCCCGACCTACAAGGCCCAGCAGATCCTCAAGGCCCGCAAGGGCAACCTGGACTCCCTGGTGACGGATTATGAGCTGGATACCCAGACCGGCCAGCAGGGCAGCTCCCAGCAGAAGGCGATTTTCAAGGCCCTCAAGAACCTTCCCGAAGGGAAGCTGAATCAGGTCTACGACGAGGTGGTGGGCAGCGAAACCCCGGCGAAGCCCCAGCCGACCCCCCGGCGGACCAAGGTGAACCCTCAGAAGGACAGCCTAATGACGGCTATCCGGAAACTGGGGGGGCTGAACCGCGAGGACCTGGGAGGGGAGATTGATCCCGAGAATTTCAAGCGGGATACCATGGCCTTCCGGAAAAATGGCGGGGATTCGCTCGACGGTCTGTCCCGGCGGCTGGAGGAGCTTGGGTACCCCGTACATGGCCCCGACGATCTGGTGAATCGTATCGACCAGGAGCAGAAGGGTCAGCCCACCTATACCTACCAAGCTCAGGAGAATCAGGATCTGGAGCAGGGGCTTACGCCAGAGGAGGAGGCGACCTATCAGGCGCAGCATGGCACTCTCCTGGAGCAATCCCCGGAAGGGACGATCACGAGCGAGAAAGATATTCCCTTCGAGGGGCGGCCACAATACACCACAAAGATTACAGAGGCCCGCCGGCAGGTCGAAACCAACCCCAGCGAGGCCCAGAAGGAGGCCGGCAACTACCCGAAGGGCCACTTCCGGCCCATCCCCGGTCTGGAGATCGGGGTAGAGAACCCCCGAGGGTCCACCCGGCGGGGCACCGACCAGAACGGCACCCCGTGGTCCGTGAAGCTCCAGGACGACTACGGGTACATAAAGCGCACCGTGGGCGGAGAAGGGGAGCCCATGGACGTCTTTATCGGCCGCCGCGCCCGCAACCCCAACAACCCCGTGTTCGTGGTGGATCAGCAGAACCCCCAGACGGGTGAGTTTGACGAGCACAAGGTCATGCTCGGCTACAAGAACCGGGAGGAGGCCCGCAAGGCCTACCGGCGCAACTACGCCAAGGGCTGGAAGGGCCTGGGGGCCATGCGGGATTTCGCCAACGTGCGCGAGTTCCGGGACTGGCTGGAAAACGCCAACCCGAAGGAGCCGGCCTCCCCGAGCTTCCACCAGCGCCAGTCCACGTCCGAGCAGTTCGACTACCCCACGGACCTGGAGAACGGCGAGCAGCCGACCTACAGCATCAGCCAGGGCGGCGAGCAGTACAGCCTGGATTTCTCCGTCCCCGAGCCGGGCGGGCTGGACTTCTTTACCGCCCCCCAGGCCAAGCCGGCCATCCCCAAGCGCCATATCCGCCAGACCGTCTCCCGGGTGCGCACCGGCAGGGTCCATACCGGCCAGACGCGGATCAGCAGCGCCGAGGGTGTGGCACACCTTACCGCCCCCTTCCGCAAAGAGGCCCAGGAGAACCTCCTGGCCGTGGTGGCGGACAAGAAGGGCAACGTGCTTTCGGTGATCCGCCATTCCCTGGGAGGCCCCAGCTCCGCCAGTTTCGACTCCGGATTGATGGCGGGGGCGGTTCACGATGTCCCGGGGGCCGCTCAGGTCTGGCTTGTCCACAACCATCCCGGGGGCAACCCCCAGCAGTCCGCCCTGGACCAGCGCGTCACCGACCGGTTCAACCGCAACATGGCCGCAACGGGCATCCATTTCCGAGGCATGGTGGTGGTGGCCCCGGGCGGTGAGTTCACCGAGGACCAGGGCCCCAAGGCGGAGGACCGGGGGCAGAAGGCGAACCGCATCCCGGGCATGCGGCGGGTCCACCAGATCCCGGTGGAGGAGCGCAGGTTCCGCCGGGTCGAGCCCCAGGACCAGAGGGATACCCTGGAGAGCGCCCAGGACGCCCGCCAGTACGTGGCCAACAAGGTCGGGGACGAAGAAGGCCTGCTTCTCCTGGACCACCGCCACAACGTGGTGGGCTTCCTGCCCATGACCGCCGAGGAAATGGCCCCGCTCCGTACCCGCCAGCAGGGCACGGGGGCCTCCCGGCTGTTGCAGGCCCTCCACCAGACGGGTGCGTCCGCCTTCATCGCCCGCCTGCGCAGCCCCTCCGGGCCCTCGGTGACGAACCTGAGCCGCTTCGCCAACAACAACCAGTTGGAGTTCCTGGACACCTTCACCGGCCCCCGGGGGGACCTCAGCTCCCTCGCGCTCCAGGGCGGCATTCCCCAGGATTCCGAACCCTACCTGGCCCATGTGGCCCCGGGCTTCTACTACCAGATGGAGCACGAGCTGGCGAACCGGCTGCCCAATTCCGGCACCCCGGAGCAGATCAAACAGATCGTCCAGACGATGGCGCGAAAGGGGCGGATCTTCAAGCAGGAGGAGCTGGACTGGTCCGGACTCCTGGAGTACCTGGACGACCGGGCCGACACGGCCCGCGACGAGTTCCAGGGAACGATCTTCGAGGGGCCCAAGAAGATCAGCCGTCAGGAGGTCCTGGACTTCCTGCGCGACAACCACGTCACGGTGCAGGAGAACCTGCGCGGGGCCCCGGCCGGGGGCCTGAAATGGCAGGAAGGGGAGGACGGGGGCCGGAAGGTCTACATGGCCAAGGGCCAGAACCCGATCAACTTCAAGCGAGTCGTCATGGTTATCGACCAGGACCCCGAAACCGGGGAGTACCGCGTCCCCGGTTTCGGAGGAGGTGTTAGCCACTTCCAGGACCTGGAGGCGGCCAAGGCCATGGTGGCCACCCGGATCGAGCCCCGCCAGACCCCCACCAGCTACGACCAGTTCAAATCCCCTGGTGGGGAGAACTACCGCGAGCTGACCCTGACCCTTCCGGCAGGCAAGGGCGAGACCTACTGGGCCCCCCACTTCCGGGGCGAGCCCAACATTCTGGCCCACGTGCGGTTCACGGATCGGGAGGACGCGGACGGTAACCCCATGCTGTTCCTGGAGGAACTCCAATCCGACTGGCACCAGGCGGGCCGCAAGCACGGCTACCAGGGCAAGGAGCCCACTGACGCCCAGGTTCGGGAGTTCTTTGGGCTGGGGGAGGACGTGGATCCGGCCCCCTACCGCGAGGACATGATGGAGCAGCAGGAGTTTTCCCGGAAGGTGGTTCCGCAAGCCCCCTTCGAGGGCAACGGCTGGACCAACCTCGTCCTGAAACGGATGATCCGTTGGGCCACGGAGAACGGGTATAGCTCCATCGGCTGGACCACCGGTTCCACCCAGACCCACCGGTACAACATGGCCCGACACGTTACCCGGCTGGAGCTACGGGAGAAGGTCCCCAAGGGTACGACCAAGGCATTCGAGAACCCCAAGCTCGTCGCCTTCGACCACAACGGGAGAGAGATTCTCCGCCGGCAAATGGGCGTCAAGGAGGTCCAGGGCTTCGTGGGGCAGGAGCTGGCCAACCGGCTCCTGGAGCAGGAGCCGCACAGCCCCACCAGCGGCCCCTGGCAGGGCATGCAGTTCACCAGCCTGTCCGGCCTGGACCTGGAAATGGGCGGCGAGGGCATGAAGGCCTACTACGACAAGATCCTGCCCGAGGCCGTCAAGAAGTACACGAAGAAGTGGGGGGCCAAGCCGGAGACATCGACCGTCCAGATCCCCAACGATAATGGGGAGCTGCGCTACGAAGGCGATACGCTGGATGAAGGGCAGCTCGCCGCCATGGAACGGGGGGATATTCCCCTTCCGGATGGAACGAGCCTGGTATCCCTGGACAGGCCCTACCTTGATACCCTGCGGCTGGTGCTGGAGAAAATGGAGGCCGGAGCCACCTTCCGGGAGGCCATGGAGGCGGAGGGCACCCCGGGGCTGGCCGCCCACTTCAACGGGACGCTGACCGAGGACCCCTTCCACACGATGCAGGTATGGCGGCTTCCGGTGACGGAGGCCATGCGCGAGTCCGCCATGCAGGGCCAGCCACTGTTCCAGGACTGGCCGAGCCAGCAGCAGGAACAGGGAGGGCTGCCGCGCCACACCATCGAGCAGGGCCTGCAACCGGTTGCCGAGGGCTGGCGACACGGGCCCGGGTTCCAGGTGGTGCAATCGGTTTCCGACCTCCCGTTCCGGCTGTCCCATCCGATTCGTCAGCGCGGCTTCGAGAAGGGCACCCAGGGCGTATTCGACCCTGTTACGGGCCAGGTCTATCTGGTGGCCGACAACCTGCCCTCCGTGGAGCGGGCCCAGCAGGTGCTCCTGCATGAGACGGTGGGGCACTACGGGATCCGGTCCCTCCTGGGTGGGCAGCTCGACTCCTATATGGATCAGGTGGCCGACCAGTTCCCGGCGCAGGTCCAGATGGCGGCGCGTTCCCATGGCCTGGACCTGAATGTCGTCTCAGAGCGCCGCAGGGCCGCCGAGGAGGCCTTAGCGGAAATGACCGAGGAGGGGGCCCAGCCAACCCTCCTGGACCGGGTCCTGGGGCCGATCAAGGCCGCCTTGCGCAGCCTAGGGTTCAAGCTCCAGCTCACCGACCGGGACCTGCGGAACCTGATCGGCCGGTCCTACCGCTACCTGCGGGGTAGCTGGCTGGACGGTGCCCTGGGGGATCACTGGGAAAGCCTGACCGCCAACTGGCAGCTAGGCTCCAAGGAGTCTTGGGCCGCCCTGCGCCACCGCAATCCGCACGAGGCCGGGGAAGCGGGCTCCCTGGTGGAGGACGCCGTCCAGGCGGGTATCCGCCCGGACCAGGCCTTCCGCGACCAGCACCGGGCCCGCACGGTCCAGCGCCGGCTGGCCAAGGCCCGCAAGCAGGGAAACCAGGACGAGGTGGCGGTGCTGGAGGCGGAGAACCGGGCCAACCAGCGCCGGTTCCAGCAGTACGGCCCCCTCCGCGCGCGGTACCAGCGCCTTTCCCCCCAGGGCCAGGCCGCCGTCCGGCAGGCCCTGAGCCAGGCCAGCGCGGATCCGCTCCTGGCCACGAACGAGGGATCCGACCCCCGCGACAACCCGCACCTTCAATCCATGGGGGCTAAGATCGGCCGCCCCCACCGTAGCCCGATCCAGGAGTTTTTCCGCAGCCGCAAGGGGCTCGCCAAACGGCTCCAGCAGGGCGGACTGGACAAGTTCTACGGGCTGAAATACGCCGAGGATATTGTGGAGCAGCGGGACCAGACCACGCTGACCCCGCAAAGCAGCGCCTATATCGCCGCCCGAATGAGCACCACTCCCGATGCCCAAATGCGCGTCGTGCTCCTGCATGGGCCCCTCATGTTCAAGGACGGTGCCGCCACCCTGGTGCCGAACCGCAAGGGTCTACTGGATATTCTCGACCCTATCCAGCACGAGTGGGATCTATGGGAACGGTATATGGCCGGGCGCCGGGCGGCGCGGCTATGGATGGAGGGGCGGGAGCGCCTGTTCACCCCCGAGGAGATCGAGGCCGCCATTGACCTGGGGCGTCTCCACCCCGAGTTCGAGCAGGCCGCGCAGGAGTGGACGGACTTCAACCACCAGATGCTTAACTTCGCGGAATCCTCCGGCCTGATCGACCCGGAGTCCCGGAAGTATTGGGAGCATATGGACTATGTACCCTTCTACCGCGTCCACGAGGCGGACGACATTCGCGGCCCCAAGGCGGCGGGCAGCCTGGCCAACCAGACCAACCCCATCAAGCGCCTGGGTGGGGGGCGGAGCAACATCAATAGCGTGATCGAAAACATGCTGATGAACACCGCCCACCTCCTGACCGCCTCCATGCGCAACCATGCGGCGGCCATGGCCGTGGAGAACCTGGGTGGTCATTCCGACCTTATGACCCGGGCCCGGCCCAACTTCCGCAAGGCCCCGGTGCCCATGGAGCAGGTCAAGCGGCTCCTGGCCGAGGACGGGGTGGACGTGGACAGCCTGCCCGATGAAGCCTGGCGGGGCATGCGGATGATGTACCACTGGGCGCAGCCGGACGACGCCCGGATCATGCGGGTGTACCGGGGCGGCCAGGCGGAATACTGGGAGGTCCACAACCAGCTCCTGGCGCGGGCCATGGGCTCCCTCCAGGAGAAGCCCCTGGGGCCATGGGCGCGGGCCTTCCGGGCCCCCACCCAGCTCCTGCGCTGGTCGGTGACGCGGAATCCGGAGTTCATGCTTCGCAACTTCCTCCGGGATACGGGCCAGGCCTATGTCCTGTCGCGGGATAACGTCACCCCGATCCTCTCCGGGGTCCGGGAGCTGTTCCACGCCCACGAGGAGGACCCGGACATGATCGCAATGTGGGCGGCTGGTGGTGGCTTCTACGGCGGCTATCTCCACGCTCAGGACCCCTCGGCCATGACCAAGGTGACCCGCCGCCTGCTCAGGGCCCACGACCGCAAGCGCCGCGCGTGGGGGAGCCCGGTCAAGCTCATGGCGCGGGCCAACGACAAATGGGAATCCCTGTCGGTGCGCTCGGAGAACGCCAACCGCCTGGCCTACTACAAGGCGGCCAAGCGGGCCGGGAAGTCCAACCTGGAGGCGGCCTTCGAGGCCAAGGACATGATGGATTTCTCAAAGCGCGGGGATAACCCGGTGGTGCGCTTCATGGCCAGCACCGTGCCCTTCCTGAACGCCCGCCTCCAGGGCATCGACCGGCTGGCGCGGTACGGGCTCCAGCACCCCGTGGCCTTCACCTTCAAGGGCATGGGTCTGGCCTTGGCGTCGGTGGCCCTCTGGATGCAGAACAAGGACGACGACCGGTTCAACGCCCTGGAAACCTGGCAGCGGGAGCAATACTGGCACTTCTTCGCCGGGGGCGAGCACTGGGTGATCCCCAAGCCCTTCGAGATCGGGATTCTGTTCGGCAACGTGCCGGAGCGGCTGGCGGAGCTGTTGTACTTCCACAACCGGGAGGCGCTGGACAAGTCCATGCGGGCGCTCCAATTCGACCTGGAGAACACCCTGAACTTCGGGAACGTGGAGGTAGACGGGATCCCGGCCCCGGTGCCGCACGTGCTGGCCCCGCTGGCGGAGGAAATCGCCAACCGGAGCTTCTTCACGAACCGGCCCATCGTCCCGGAAGGGGAGCAGGAGCTGCTCCCGCAGGCGCAGTATGGCCCCTGGACCAGCGACACCATGCGGGCGGTGGGCCAGGCCACCGGTATGTCTCCGGACCGCCTGGAGCACCTTTTCCGGGGCTACCTGGGCCCCATCGGCATGTACGCCCTGGGGGCCACGGACGTGTTCGCCCGCAACATGCTGGACTACCCGCACCCGCCGAGCACCGAGCTACAGGACTGGCCGGTGCTGGGGGCGCTCTACCGGGGCACCGGCCCGGAGCACAACACGTACTACGAGAAGCGGTTCTACGAGCTGATGGTGGACGCCGACAAGACCATGAACACGGCGCGGAGCTACCGCAACCGCCACCTCCCCCAGCAGAAGCGCAGCCTGCTCACCAGCCACGAGAAGCAGCTTCGGGAGCACGACTTCCTGCGCAAGAACTACCGGACCATCCGGGAGATCAACAATCAGGTGGAGGAGCTTTACCGAACCCCCTACCTGGATCCGGAGGAGAAGCGGCGCAAGATCGAAGAACTAAACCGCCGGAAGAATGAAATCTTCCGGCGGTCCATAAAGACCCTGGAAAGCCAGGGGCTGGAGTAGGTCAGTCCTCGGGGACGCGACCCTCGTGGACAAGGATCGACCCACAGTCCCCCTTCGGCAGGTCGGCCTTGGAGCCCTGGGTGTGGGTGGTGTAATGCGGGTTTACCTGATAGATACTCTCCCCGTCGGTGCCGCGCACGACGTAGCTCCAGTTCCCGCAACAAAGCCCCAGGGCGATCACCTCGACCTCCTCGTCGGCTTCGGGATAGCCGGCCCAAGGGTCCTCCTTTCGCTCCGTATTCGGGCTGGCCCGCATGTAAGCGCGGGTTCTAACCGTCACCAGGACCCGGTTATCGGGCTCCGACGGGCTCTCGGTTTCCTGCGGGAACTTCGGCATGCTCGTCTCGCGTTCCTTGGTAGGCATTCTGGCGTCCTCTGTTTCCCATCCATTCCGGGAGGCGGTCCAGCCTCCCACACACAACATCATGGTTTCCCCGAATGCTGGGGCGGATCCCGAACGGGGTGGCGACCATGAGCCCCACCACCGAATCCTTCCGGAAATGGGCGATAGCTCGCCCCATGGCCCCCGAAATCCCCTGCTCCTGGTGGGCATAGGAGCGGCGATGTACCTGGACCACCACCGGTTTAAGGGTCGGCTTCACCTGCAAACACCTTGGAAACATGGCGTCCTCCAAAAAGGGGCCCGCCATTGCGGCGGGATCCCACCCAGGTGGTGGCGGGATCCCTGACGGGCCGAAAGGTGGGCCCAGGGGCGATTGTCAGCGCCAACCAACAACCAAGGAGCGTTGCCCCCAGGGCCCGTCGAATAGTGCCCGCCCCACCAGGAGTGGCCGCGCCTGTTGAAGAACGGGGCGGGCGAAACGCTCAGGCGGTGACGGTTGCCTCGCTGCGCAGGAACTCCTGGACCTCCTGGGCAGCCTCCTGACCGTCGTCCTCCTCCATGTCGGGTGGCAACCCTTCCTCCTCGCGCATCCTGGCCACGATCTGGCGGGCGAGCCTCTCCCGTAGCTCCAGCTCCAGGTCGTCGGATATATTCGAAATTCCCGGATCTTCATTGGGGAGAAGGTCACCGTGACCGTGCATTTCCCAAAAGAGGTGTTGGTGGTTCCCTCCAAAAAGAAGGGTGGATTCATCCTGGGCAATCCCAAAGAAATCGGACAGGGTCCGCCCCCATTGGCCATCTAGCAGGCTTTTCCCCTCCGAATTCCGCACGTCCAAGGCTCCGCAATTCCAGCTCGGGTAAAGGCCGATTTCCCGGCCCCCGTCCTCTATGGCCGCCCACCCCACCAGGCACCCGAAGGTCCCGCATTCCTCCTTGTGGTGACCGAATGTGTTGAAATTCAGCCTGCCCTCGTCATAGGCCTCCCAGGCCCGTGGGAAGGCGTTGCGAACCAGGGCCTCGATCCGCTCCCTTTCCTTGCTCATGGCATCCTCCTAGTCAATCCGGGTATATCCGGCCTCGAAGGCCTCGGCCGGGCTCCAGCTCTCGTACCCGTCCTCGTAGACCACGTAGTATCCACCGGGGACCGGGTTATGCTTCTCCATGTAGCTATAGGGAACATGGATGGCCGGGTAGCCCTCGTCGGCCGGGATAATTTGCCAGCCCTCCTCCGGGTTGTTCTTGATGGCCTTTATCTTTACCGCCCACACCTCCTTGTGGCAGCGGTACCGGGGAAGCTCTTGCTCGTCCATCACACGCACTCCGTATGCCGGGCGGGTTTCTCCCGCATCACCTGGGTGGCCTGGGTGGCCGCTTCCCGAGCCTCCTTCTCCTTGCAGGCGGCAACCTCCGCCGCAGGCTCGTCCAGAAGCTCCCCTTCCTCCAGCAGCCGTTCCAGGAGCAGGGCTCGAAGTTTCTCCTCCCGGAATTTCAGGTCCTCTGCGGGGCAGGCCATGCGGGAAATCCCGAAAATCTGCTCCGTCATATTGAGCGTAATACCGAAGAACAAGGCAATCTGCTTGAAACTGGTTAGGGGTTGCCCGTTGAAATAAAAGATCAGCGGGTTCTCCTTAGAGGTACCGAACCCACTTCTTTCCGGGAAACTTACCTTGGGGGCCAGCCCCTCCTCGATCATGGAGGGGGTTTGGGCCGCCCACCCCATCAGGCAGGCCACGGTTCCGCAGGCAGGTCCGGCCAGGCCGAAGGTATCGAACTCCAGGTGGCCATTCTCGGCTTCCTCCCTGGCCAGGGGAATCGCTTCCCGGAGTACGTTCAGCAAACGGCGTGTTCCGTCTTTCATGGCGTCCTCTCCATGAGGTTTAGGCGGGCTGGTGGCGGAGCCGCCCGTCAGGACAGCTCCTCGCTCTCCAGGGCCTGGATGAACTTGAGGGTGGCTTCGCTGAATCCGTCGATATGCACCCAGCTTCCATAGCCGACCCCGTGCTCATATGGGGCCACGTTAATCATGTAGGCCGGCTTGGCGGTGGAGGGCTCCGGAACCCGGTCGCCGGACTGCTCGTCGGTAATCACCACCAGGCGGTCCCAATCCTCGACCAGCGCATTCTTGACGGCCTTCCCCAGGTTGGTGCTCATTCCCACCCGGGCCTTGTGTATGGCGTCGATCAGGGCCATGCCCTGGCGGGGCGGAACCGCCTGAATGTCCGTTCCGAACGACCAAACTTCGCACTCCTGCGCCACCCCGGCCAGCAGAACGGCGAGGCCGGCGGCGGCGTCCCAGCGCCTCATATCCGACCGCCGGGAAACCGGGGCAGACATGGATCCGGAGTGGTCCACCAGGACCAGGGTCTTGCCCGGGAGACGGTCCATGGCCCCCATGGACTCGATCATGGCCTGATCCAGGGTGGGCTCCAGGCGCGGGGCGGCGCGGGCTGCGGCGATGAACCGGAAGGGAAGGGCCTGGGCTTTCTGGGCCCCTTCCAGGAGCCGCTGGCGGACCAGATCGGAGTCCACCCCCTCCATATCCATCTTCCGTAGGTTCCGGAGCAGGGCCATGTACCCCAGCTTGTTCCGCTCCAGAAGGTCCAGGAAGGCGGACTTGGCCGACTCGCCCCCGGAAAGCCGAGTCTCCCAGGTGTCCGGAGGGGCCAGGGGGGCAGCCTTGAGATCGGCCCACAGCTTCGCCTGGGCCGCGTCCTTGGGCTTGGGGTGGACCAGCCGCATAACGTCCAGGAGCGAAACCGTCCGCCCCTGCACCCCTCCCTTGCGCGTGTCTCCCGTAGACCACTTGGCGAGCTGGTAGCGGTCGAACTTGCGGAACGCCTCCGCCAGCCCCTTCTTGACCTGGTTGGAAAGGGCCGGGCCCTCCGTGCTCCCCTCCCAATACATGCGCACGAACTCCCCCAATTCGTCCGGGCGCCGGATCACCCGGGCCAGGGTCTGCGCGGTGCGCGGGGAACTGAACCGAGCCAGCTCCCGCACCAGCAGCAGGGGGACATGACGCAGGTGCTGCTCCTCCCGCGCCTCGACGGCCATAGCGGCCACCGTCTCCAGGTCCGGGTCCGTCTCCGCGAGACGGGCAACCTGGGCCCGGATCCGCTGGGCTCCTTCGCTACCGAACTCGTAGAAGGTGTCCTCCCACAGGAGGGCGGACAGTACCGTCCGGCGCAGCGCCTGGATGGCGGTCAGCCGGCGGGCAGGGGCTCCCTCGTGGGTGCGGGGGCGGTCAGCCTGGGACGGGGTGTTGAGGCGGGACATGGCGGGGCTCCTTGAAAAAGTGGGGCCCCGAAGGGCCCCGGACGGGGGAAGCTGGGGAGGACGGAGATAAGTGCTCTACCCACTGAGCTACGGGTTCCTTTGAAACCCGGTCGGACTCGAACCGACGACCACTCGCTCCTATGGCGAAGTATCCGCCCTCTGCGCCACCCGAAAAGATGCCCGGGAAGCTGATGGGCTCGGTGTTTTGGTAGTGATTTCAAGTCACTGGCGAAGTAACCGAGCCCTGCGCCACGGGCAAACTGAGTAGAGGCTGGAGGAAGCTGTTGCGAACGGGGGTTGACGTTATCACTGGACGAAGTACCTGTCCTCTGCGCCATCCAGCCACACAAGGACAGCAAGCTATCCTTGTGTGGCCGGACGGGGCCGGGGTGCGAAGCGGGAAGATCCCCCGGCCGTCCGACGTCTGCGGCACAATTCCTATTCTACTGGCCCTCCCTGTCATGTCAATGGGGTTATCCTAGTTTTTTCGGGCAACCCCGTAAGCATTGTCCCGCACCTCCTCTGCCCGTCGCTTCGCTGTCCGGGCTGCGGCCGTCCTATCGTCGGCCCTGGGGATCATGTCCCCCAGGGATTGGAGGACAAGGTGCAGGGCGTCCTCCAGCTCCAGGATCCGGTCGGCGGCCTCCTTCCCCGACCGTTTCACCCAGGCGTTGTAGCGGTCCTCCCGGGCCTGCTCCTCCAGGGAGCGCCGCTTGTTGCCGACCTTGGTGCTATGGCCCATTGGTTTCCCTCGCCGCTCGCCGTTGGCTCCAGGAGCCGCTCGCCAGACGCAGGCGGGAAAGGTTGCGGGCCACCTTCTGCTCGAACAGCGGAGCCCGGGACACCTTGGAGTAGGCGGCAAACGTCCGGGCGGCCTCCTGGATTTCGTCCCGCTCCAGGGTTTCCAGCCGGTCCAGCAGGAAAAGGACCTGGGCCAGGGCGTAGGCCAGATCCTCCTGCGATGCCCGCCGGTCGGTCATTGCAGGAACCGTTGGCGAACGCTCACCCCCTCCTGGTGGAGGTAGTCCCGGGGGAGCAGATCCTTGGCCGTCTGGACGGCGCTGACCAGCCACGCCTGGCTGATCTCCTCCTGACCCTCGAAATGGTCATGGAAGGAGGAGGCGGACAGCCCCTGGCTTGTCCAGTACGTTTGGGCTTGCTGCCGGGTCAGGTAGGGCATTTCCAGGACGTCGAAGCACCGCCCGGGGCGCACCAGCGCCTTATCCACCGATTGCTCGGGCCGGTTGGAGGTGATGATCGTCTTGGCTGGATGCTGGAACACGCCGTCCGAGTAGGACAGGAGCTGGCTGACGAACGGATTGGGCTTCCTGGCGGTGCGGGGCTGGAGGCTGTCGTCCAGGTCGTCCAGCACCAGCAGGGAGCAGTTGGAGCCGGACATCTTGCTCCAGAAGCTGTTGTCCCGGAGCAGGTTTTCGTCCTTGACATAGAACGTGTTGGGGAAGGGTTCGCCCTGGCGCAGTCCGCTTTGGGCCACCTCCCACATGACACGCTTTATGAGGCTGGTTTTCCCGGAGCCAGGAGGGCCGAACAGGATCAGGATATGCTCGTCGGAATCCAGGAAGCTGTTGACCATCTTGGGGACGTTCAGGAAGGGATACAGCCCATCGTCCCCGCCGAGACTGTCGGCCTGGACCAGCATCCGGTCGAAATTCAGGCGGCCCATGGGGTCCTTTTCCCAGAAGTGGAGCGTGACGCCGGCGGTCCCGTCCTTCACAACCGGGCGGTCCTGGTCCACCCTCTCCAGGATCTTCTGGAACGGCTGGAGCTGATCGGGAGGCAGCACCGCGAAAACCTTGGTGGAGGAGGATCCGTAGGCGTGGCGGTGGATCAGCAGCCGGGCACGGGGGTGGAGGATATAGCCGTCCTTGGCCAGATCGGCGTGGAATTGGGCCAAGGGCTGACCGTCGGACAGGTGCTCCAGCACCAGCTCCTGGAAGTAGGCGACCTGCTCTGGTTGCAGGTGGGCCTGGAACAGGTGGGAGGTTTCGGGCTCGAAGTACCCCTGCTCCTTGGACAGGAAGGCGTACAGCTCCAGCTCGTCGGGATCCTCGTTGTGGAATCCCAGGCTCATTCCGGAAGTCTTGGCGTCCTGCATATGAATCTCCCCTGGAGGGATGGAGGATAGTTGATCAGGCTCAAACGGATTATCGCTAGACAAGGGCTGGTTCTTTCTGCTCCAGCTCGATCCGCACCGGCTCGACGGGCTCGGGCTCGATGGGTACCAGGGACTTGGAGCGCGGGACGGGCTTGGATTCCCCCAAGACCTCGGCCAGGATCCCCCAGGCCTCATTAAACTGGCCCCGGTCGTTGGCATCGACCAGCTCATCGGCCAGTGAATGGGCCCGAACCGGGGATAGCCCTGGGTTCACCTTTTGGAACTCCATGCCAAGCTCGGAGTAAGAGGGGAAAGACAGCCTCCGGCTATCTTCCCGCTCCTCCAGGGCGATAAGTAACGCCCCACCCACGCAATACCGGTTACGTTTAGTCCCATGACGAGCACGGACCGGATTCGGAAAACGGGACATCAGGGAACGCACGGATGGATAATCCGACACGGGAAAGCTCCTTTGTCAGGACTGGCGGCGGAAGTGGCGGAACCGGCCCCGCATCCGTACACAAGGCCCCATGAGGAAAACCCACCAGGGAGTGGTCTTGGTAATCGTCCGCCGGTTCAGACGCGGTCTCTGGTGGAATTGCCGGATGGACGGAGGGCTGTCCCCGTCTTTCAGCTCGGGGAAGTAGTCCCGGATCTCCTCCACGGCAATCTGGCGGACCCGGGTGGGGGTTAAGCCATAGCGGAGTCCGGTGTCCTGGAGGGTCCGGGTGGTGAGGTCGTAGAGGACCAGGCGGTTTCTCCAGGCCTGGCGCTTGTTGCGTCCAAAGGGGTTGGCAGTCATGGCGTCCTCCAAGCCCCGGGGAGGCCCCCGGGGTAGTCAGCGGTTCCGTGGTTCAGTGGTTCATTCGCATCCGGATCCGTGCATGGGAGCGTCCGGCTCGGTCCCGTATCGCCTCCAGGTCCTCCAGGGTTTCTTGGAGGATAGACGTATCCGGAGCGGTTACCTCGGCATCGGCCAGGATCTTGACATCGAACTCCGTCACCCTCCTGTCCTCCAGGATCTCCATGATCCGGAGCACGTACCGCCCAAGCCAGGCATGACGCTTGACGTCCTCACCCGTGGCCATGGGGGAAAGGGCGAGGGCGGCCCAGCGGTAGGAAATCAGGGACCGACGGAGGGCCCTGCGCAGGTCCTTGGTGGAAATCGTCGTGCAGCCGATGGTCCAGAAGGCCCTTCCGTCCTCCCAGACCACCTTGATCTCCTGGAACAGCAACCCTCCAGCCCCGATCCGGGAAAGGTTCCGGAAGCGGCCGGACGTCGTGGCCAGGACGGGGATTGATATGAGCATTCGCGCCATTTTCTCCCCCTAGTTCCAGAGCTGGTGCAGGTGGGATTGGAGCTGATCCAGGTTCTCGGCCACCTCCAGCCCGTCCGGGCGGCGGTCGTTCGGGTCACCCGTCTCGCCCAGGCCCACGGTGGTGTACTCGCCTCCAGGACTCTCCAGGGCATGGATGATCCGGTCGGCCCGCATCCAGACGGTCTTGTCCGGGTTGATTCCCCAGGAGGCGAACAGCACCCGGTGGCCCAGCTCGCGCACCTCGTTGGCCGACTGGATCACCAGGGATTCGTCCTTGAGCACCACGTGCTGCAAAACCCCACCGAACTCCAGGAACAGGACGGGAGGGGTGCCCCCGCCGTAGGTCCCATGGCGGTCCCGGCGGTACCCGCAGGCGTAGACGTGATCCAGGTTGATCAGGAGCCGGTCGTTCTCATAATCGGTGAACTGCATGTAACGCTGCATGGCGTCCTCCAGTTAAGGCGAATGAGGGCAGCGCGGGCACCATACCCGCTGCCCATTGCTCACCAGCCGCTCACGCCCGCATTCCGGGCAGGGCCGGTCGATGTAATGTACGCCCTGCGCGGCGACGTACTGTGGGTACAGCCATTCATCCCCGGGGTAGACCCGGCGGTAGTGGAAACAGCCCCTGCATGGCCCGTGGTCCGCGTCGGGGTCGAAACTGTAGGCGCAGGTCAGGCTCGCCCCTGGCCAGGCCCTATGACGCGGCGCGTTATAGCAACCATGCTTAATCATCGTCCAAAGGGTGCCCCACTAGCGGCTCCGTGGGGCGCTCGATCCGGACTCGATGGGTCAGCAGGCGCACCACATGGAGTGGATGGTGTTTCCGGCCGTCCGGGTAGCGGAAGTCCACCACCACCCCGGTGGTATCGTGCGAGTTATGAACCCGGATCTCCGTTCCGTCCTCCTGGACGAAAACGGCTTCCGCCCCATCCGAAACCCGGTAAAGCCCATCCGACATCTTGGCGTCCTCCTAGAACGGCAGATCGTCCTCCAGGTCCTCGCCGCCCGCATTGGAGGGAACCTCCTGGGGCTGAGGGCGGGATTCCTGGGTCTGGATCTCCATGGCGATTAGCTCGGTGATGTAGCGGTTGTTGTTCTGCTTGTCCTGGTACTTGCGGGTGGAGCTGCGCCCCTCCACATAGACCACGTCTCCCTGGCGGACCTGGCCCAGGGTGTCGGCCCGGTCCCCAAAGGCCACCACCCGGTGGTAGTCGCTATAGGTTTCCTGGCCACCCTCGCGCTTGTTCACCACCCGGTCGGTACGCACGGTGACCTTGCCCCGGGCCGTCCGGCCCTGGTTGCTGACCTCTGGCTCGTTTACCACCTCGCCCTGGATGAACTGCTTGTTGAAGGAAATCATCCCTTGGCCTCCGGGCGCTGGTCGGGATCGAACCCGCCAGCCAGGGCCAGGTCATAGGCCCGGCGGATGGTGGTGTGGAGGTGGCGCTGGTCCGCGAAGCTCATGCCTTCGTCCCGGTCGGACTCGGGCAGGAGCCGAATCAGGCCCTGGAAGATCCCGCCGGAGGCGTTGATGATCTGTTCGTGGAAGGCGTTGAGCTGCTCGATCCGATGGGCCGCGCGGATCAGGGCCTCCACGGATACCTCCTGCCCATCGGCCATCTGGCGCAGTTGGTGCGCCAGCAGGTCGTCCTGATTCTTTTTACTCTCCATCCTCGGCGTCCTCCTTGGTGGTTTGCCCGGGGTCGCCATCCAGGGCGGACAATTCGTCGTCCGGATTCTCCTCCGGCCCCTCTGCGGCAAGCTCCTCGCCCTCCGCCTCGGCACCGTCCTCGTCCGGATCGGATGGCGGCAGGAATTGGTCCTTGAGGTCCTGGGTGCGGCTGGTGGGGGTGGATTCCACCGGGCCGCCCTGGGGCTCCACTACCTGCGCCTCCCGGATCCGCTCCGCTTCGTCCTCGTCGTAGAGGCCGGCGAACCCGAAGGCAATCCGGGCCCCCTGGATCAGGGCCTTATGCCGGAGCATGCGCTTGGTATGGGTGACCCAGGGCTGGGTGCCCCGGTAGACCTCGTCCAGGTACTCCCGGACGCGGGTGGGGTGGCTGCGGTCCTTGCGGTAGATCACCGCCTCGATCCACTCGGGGGCGCGTTTGCCGCCCTCGGGCTGGGCCATTTCCTCGGAGTACACGAACTCCACCCCGTCGAAGTTGGGGTTCTCATTGATGATCCGGCTCCAGCCATCCACGCCCACCACGGGGATGATTCCGGATCTGCTCGGGAAGGCGTGGATCTCCCCGGTGAAGGGGTTGAGCCCGTACTGCTCGGCCACCACCAGGAGGGACATCATTTCCTCGTTGGTGATCTGGCCCGCGCGGCGGAAGGCGGTGGACTTGAGGGTGACCATCATCTTGTTGGGGTCCACCCCGTATTGCTGCCCCATCCGCACCAGGAGGCTCGGCTGGCTGGCGGTCATTTCAGCTCCTTCTTGCGGTTGGCCTGGACATACTCGGCCGCATCGACGGTGTAGCCCTTGCGGGAAACCTTCTTGCGCTCCCACCCGGAGCCATCCGGAAACACCCCCCGGGACGCCTCCCCGATCAGCTCCAGAATATGGGCCTGGGCGGCCTGTGCGGCGTTGTCATAGCGTTTTGCCAGCTCCCGGGACTCCTGGTACACGCGGTCCCAGTGAACCGCTTCCGGGGGAAGCTCGACCGTCTCCCCATTCGTCCCGGGGTAGAGGCGCTTCAGGGCCTCCCGGTTGGGCTCCTTGGAGAAATCCGGCTCCGGGGGCTTCTGGACCAGCACGTGGTGGTGCCAGAAGTCGTGGGTGGTCTGGATAATGATTTCGTCCCACTCGGGGTCACGCTCCAGGTGGTAGTAGCGGATCTCCGTGCCGGCCAGGTAGGCGGCGACGTCCCAGCGCGGATAGTCGAGCACGAGCATGTAGTGCAGCGGCTGGGGTAGGTAGTGCTCGGCTACCTGATCCGTCCCGCTGGGCCCCCAACGGTCCACCATCGGCCACCCGACATTCTTGATCTCCACCCCGCGCTTCTCCTTGACGCGCTCCCGGTCGATGTTGGCCAGCAACCAGTCGTACTTGGGGTGGCGCACCGTCTGGTTGCGCCGCCGGAGGCGGACCTGGAACTCCTGGGCGTACTCGCGGGCGATAGGATCCTCCAGGCGATGGCCCATCCGCTGCGCCAAGCTGTCCTCGCCGTCGTCAGGCATGACACCGATCTTCTCGTAGTACAGCTCCCACGCGGTCTGGTAAGGATTCAGCCCCAGGATGGTGGCCAGATCGGAACCCCCTACCCCGGTTTGCCGAAGCCTCTTGTCCTCCTCCGTAAGCATTCAGAAAAGCTCCTTGGGCTTGGCCTTGGTCTTGGCCGGGTTTGGGTTGCGGTCGCGGGCCCGTGTGACCTTCTTTCCGCTTCCTTCCCAGGCCACGTACTGGTTGATGGTGGTCAGGATGGCGCGGGCGGTATCGGTGCCAATGCCTTGGATCTGGGCCAGGTCGGCCTCCGTGAAGTCCTGGAGTTGCCCCAGCCTCCGGATCCCTGCGGCCAAAAGCCGGCCGCGCGGGTAGGGCCCAAGCTCCAGCTCCTCCACTTTCCGGCCACGCCAAGAGGGGTCGCTAACGAATTGGTCAGCCCGGGGGACCTGGGTCCACTTCTGGGCGCGGGGATTGGAGCTGGGCGGGCTGCGGAGAAGGTGGGGGGGAACGGAGTAGGTTTTGCCGTCTGGGTTGAGGGTGCAACCTTGTTGGTTGGCAGGTTTCTCGGTGGGGGCGGGTTGTTTACTCGGAGTCTTGGCTGGCTCCGGCTCCGCCTCCCCCAGAATGGCCCGCTTGGCCCGGCGCAAACCCTGCCTGGCCTCGGTGGGCCGGTGGCCGGCGGTGAGCTGGGTGCCCCACTGGCGCAGGGCATCCCGCACCAGGATAGCGGACTCGATCAGCTCCTCCCGGGTTACCCCTACCACGGCTACAGGAAAGTCGAATCCAGGATCTTCGCTGGCCTCCTGGTGAAAACCCGTAACCCCGATCCACCCCAGGCTGCGGGAAGGAACGAACTCGGCCCGGACTTCCCCGTACCAATCCTTTCCATCCCCCAGCTCCCGGACGTAGACGTCTCTAATCATCCGGGGGTCAGAACAATTCCCATCGCCCATTTCGCCTTCTCCTCGCCGCAGTTAGGTTCTTTCCGAACCCATGTATGGAATCCTACTTAGCGGGATTCCCGATGTCAACAGGGTTATCATATCCTGATTCTGGGCTAAGACATACCGGGGGCCCTTTGATCCGGCGACCTACCCCCGGTGCTCGACCTGATAGCCCTCGGCGTCAAAAATCCGGACTTCCTGCCTGCCGCAGGACCGGCAACGGCGCTGGTAAACAGAAAGGGAGCCTTCGGGGACCTGGCGGGATGGGTTTTGGAGCCATTCCCTTTTCTTGGTTTTCCCGGAAACGTCATGGGTTTTTACCTCGACCACCCCGCCGCACTTGCAGTCGCTCATGCCAACCTCCAGGCAATAAGAATCTTTGACCGGGGTAGGCGGTGCTGCCTCCCCCAGCCTCTAGGCCTTTGTGGTGTTTCGGTAGCTGTTCCGCCCTGGTCGCTATATCGGCGCGGTGTCTCGCCCGCCACTCCGCTGCCTGAGCCTTTACCGTGCATTCCACGCTGGTCGGTGAACAGCTCCAGCACGGATCATCAGGCCCCCAGCACCTGGCTCCGACGCAACGGAGCCCTACCTTCAACCGTTTATCCCTCGCTCGGGCTACCTTCCCGAGTACGGGCCGCTGGTCCAAGCGGACGGCCAGGGTGGGTTCGCCTCTTACCTCCCTTGCAGGGGTTGCATCCCCCGGAGGTCTGCGGCTTGGGCGATTCCGGATGGGGTCACATCGAAACAGCCTGGTGGGAACTTCTTGTATCTGGGAGGGACTCAGGGGTACAATATGTTGAGTCCCTGGTTCCACCCAGGCTGAACCCGGCGGGTAAGGCCCCATGACCGACCGCCGGGTTTTTTTGCGTCCATTCACTATTACCCTATAGCCCATTAGGGTCAACCCCCATCCCTCTTGCCCCTTTCCCCACCCTCCTGGTGGGGATACCCTCGTTATCACGCCCATTTCAAGACAGGACGCCGCAATGGAACTGCGCGACTACCAGGAGCGCCTCCGCGAGGAGATCCGGGACCTGATCCGTCAGGGGAACCGCACGATCCTGGTCCAGGCCTGGATGGGATCCGGGAAAACGGTCCTGGCCGCCGACATCATCCGAAGGGCCGTGGAGAAGTCCACCTACACCGCGTTCCTGGCCCACCGCCGGGAGCTGGTGAACCAGGCCAGCGATAAGCTGGAGGCCTACGACGTCCCCCACGGGATCATTATGGCCGGGGCCCAACCGCTGGCCCGCCATGTCCAGGTCTGCTCCATCCAGACCCTATACCGCCGGGCCGTGAAGGACGGCAGCATCACCCCGCCGGCCGCCGGCCTGGTTTTCATTGACGAAGCCCACCACGCCACCGCCAAGTCCTACCGCGAGCTGATGGAGAAGTGGCCGGACGCCGTTTTCATCGGCCTTACCGCCACGCCCGCCAATATCCAAGGGCGCGGCCTGGGCAACGTGTTCGAGGCCCTGGTCCAGGGTCCGACAATGCGGGAAATGTTGGACGCCGGGTGGCTGGTCCCGCCCCGGTACTTCGCCCCCAGCCAGCCCGACCTGGACGAGGTCACCATCCGCAACGGGGACTACGCCAGCGGGGAGCTGGAATCCGCCATGGACCAACCCACTCTGGTGGGGGACGTGGTCACCCACTGGGAGCGGTACGCGCCGGACCGGCCCACCGTGGTGTTCGCCTCCGGGGTCCGGCATGCCGTCCATCTGGCCGAGGAGTTCCGCGCGTCCGGGGTGGCCGCCGAGGTGGTCCACGGCAAGACGGACAAGGAGGAGCGCGACCGGATTCTCGAAGATTTGGAAGCAGGACATTTGCAGGTTGTCGTAAACTGTCAGGTGTTGACCGAGGGATGGGATTTTCCCCGCGCTTCCTGTTGTGTATTGGCGCGGCCGACGAAGTCTCTTATCCTCTACCTGCAAATGGTTGGGCGCGTTTTGCGCCCGGCGGATGGCAAGGAGGACGCCCTTGTCCTGGACCATGCCGGGGCCGTTTTCGAGCATGGGTTCATTGACGAGTTCGAGGATTGGACCCTGGAACCGGGGCAGGACAACAAAAACCCCGTCCAGGAGAAGCGCAAAGAGAAGGGCGCTACCCTCCTTACCTGCGAAAACTGCCTCCATGTCTACTCCGGCCGCCCGGATTGTCCCAACTGCGGTACCATCCCCGACGAGATCGGCAAGGGTGTGGCCTACGTGGACGGCCAGCTAGGCGAGATCCGCCGCGATTCCGGCCAGGCCCAGCCCTCCGAGGCCCAGGAGCCGACCGAGAAAACCAAGCACCTATGGTTCCGGATGCTATGGGGACATGCCGAGCTGAAAGGCCACAAACGCGGGTGGGCGTACTACGCCTTCCGGGACAAATTCGGCCATGATCCAGAACGGACATGGTGGAAGGGGCAGCCCCTCCGCCCCAACGACGAGGTCGCACGGTGGATCAAATACCGCAACATCAAGCTCGCCAAGCAGCGGGAGAAGGAGCGGGCCCAGGCTTGACCGGGAGGACGTCCTGGAGGCGGCCCGGGGGCGCTGGTCCTGGATCCTGGCCGCCGTCGGCGTCCCGTCCCAGTACCTGGACGGCCACCACCATCCCTGTCCGTCCTGCGGCGGAAAGGACCGCTTCCGATTCGATAACAAGCGGGGCAACGGGGACTGGTACTGCAACGTCGAGGGCCCGGGGGACGGGATCCGGCTGGTCCAGCAGCTCCTGGGGCTCACCTTCCGGGAAGCCCTGCGGGAGGTCCTGGAAATGACCGGTCAGGCCCCCGCTACCGACCCCACCCCCCAAGGTCCGTCCAAGGAGGAGAACCGCAAGCGCATCGAACGGATCTGGGGGGAGCTTTCCCAGTCCCGGCCGAGCGTGGAGGCCTACCTGCGCGGCCGGGGGATCGAATCCGAGCTTCCCGAAGTGCTCCGCGAGCACCCCGACCTCCCCCTCTACGACAAGGATATGAACCTCCTGGCCAAGTATCCGGCCCTGGTGGTGCCTTTCCATGACGCCGATGGCCGGGGGGCCAGCCTCCACCGCACCTACCTCCCCGGGGATGCATCCTTCCCCGCCAACCAGTCCCGCAAGAAGGTCCTTCCCCCGTACCGCCCCCTCAAGGGTGGGGCCATCCGGCTGTTCGATGTCCGGGGCCTGGATCACCTCGCGGTGGCGGAGGGGATCGAGACGGCGCTGTCGGTCTGGGAGTTGTACGGGATCCCGTGCTGGTCCCTCTACAGCGCCAACAACATGGAGGCCTGGGTGCCTCCGGCCGGGATCAAGGCGGTTTCCATCTTCGGGGACAACGATCCGTCCTGCGCCGGCCAGAAGGCGGCCTATACCCTCGCCTTCCGGCTCCGGGCCAAGGGGTACTCCGTGGAGGCCGAGAATGTCCATATCCCGCCGGAGGTCGGAATGGACTGGAACGACCTCCTGCGGAAAAAAAAAGGGCTGACAGGCGATTGATCCGCACCCGCGCTGACCTGGAGCACTACATGCCGGAGGTGTCCGGGATCCTGGAGCACTTCGCCAGCCTGGGGCTCCACGGCACCCTCCTGGACGGCCACGACGAAACCACCGGATACAGCCTGGGGGACACCCGTGAGTGAGGACGAACCGCTGGCCATCATGGGCCACGTTGTGAAGCACCGGTCCATGGCGGACGGCACCCTGCGTGTGGAGGTGGACCTGTTCACCCCCGACGACCAGACCTATGAGCGAGCCGTCACCCGGGTGGCCCGGGTTGGCGCGGCCCTGGCCCTGGCCCGCCTGTCGGACGAAGCCGCCAGCAGCCACCAGGCCGCAGGCGTTACCCGGGAGGACCGGGGCGAATACGGCCAGTACGCCAAGGAGCTGCACCGCAACGGGTTTTTCGCGGCCCCCCGGGTGTGGGAGGCGGCCGGCCCGGACTCCAATTTCCTGGACTGGCTCACCCACCAGGGCTGCGCCCTGGCCGACCACGGAGGATGCCAGGGCGACGTGGTGGCCGCGCACTACCGCCGGGTATCCCGGGGGTCCGGTACTGGCCACAAACCCCCTTATTCCGCCATCCCCCTATGCGACCGCCACCATCGCCTACAGCACGATCAGGGGTACTCCGCCCTGGGGGACCAGGATTGGTGGGAGAAGGCGAGCGTGGACTACCCCGCCGCCTGGGCCAAAAAGTCAATCAAGGAGGGATTCGGGGTGGACCATCTATCGCAGATCGAGCCGGGGGAATTTCGGGCATGGGCTCAGGCTAACGGCCTGAGCGTCTACCTGCCCCGGGCCTATCGGGAATGGGAGGAGGAGTCGTGAACAAGTCTCATGCGGGCGCTCGTTTCGAGCGCAAGATCCGCAACCTGTTGGAGGAGAATGGCTGGTGGGTGGTACGGGCCGCTGCCAGTCGGGGCGAGGCGGATCTGATCGCTTTCCGGAAGGGGCACCCGCCCCTTTTTGTCCAGGCCAAGCGCAACGGGCGCTTGGATTATACGGAGTGGAACCAGCTCTATGACCTGTGCGAGTCGCTTGGCACCGTCCCAGTCCTCGCATTCCAGCAGCGGCTTCCCAACATTCCCAAAATCCAGCGCCTTGCCGAGCGGAAGGGCGAGGCTGGGAACCAGGGGAAACGTGCCCCCCTCGAAGATTACCCATTCCGAAGCGAATGAACCCCTATGGCCCTCCGTGGAAGGGGCGCTTCGGTACGTCCACCGGTACGAGAACCACCCGGTGTGGCGGACCAGTCAGGCCCTGGCGCGGCTGACGGGCTCCACGGTGCCCGGACGCAACAGCTCCGGGCTCACCGAATGGGATCACCATATCCAGGCCTGCATGGTGGTCCGCCTACTGCGCAGGCACCTACGGCCCTGGCACTGGACTGTGGTGCGGGCCTACTACCTGCCCCTGACGGAGCATGGCATCCCTGACAAGGAGGTGGCCTGCGCCCGGGTGGCCGACCAGCTCCTGGAGTACCTGGACGACGTGGCCCTGGAGCGGGATTGGATCTGGGACCTGGTACGTGGGTGGGCCGGGCTGCCGATGCACAAAACCCACGCCGATTGGGCCCGCCAACTCATGCGGGATGCCAAGACCCTGCGCCGCCACCGGTTCGGATCGGCGGAGATCGAGGGAGCCGAGGAGGTCCTTGAGCAATGGCGCGGCGAGGCCAAAGGTGCCGCAGCGGGTCCGCTACGCGAGACGGGGCTGGTGGGGGGAGATCACCCCTCCTGATTATCCTGGAGCACCTCCTGGAAAACCTCGGGGTTGAATACGCCCCAGTCCTGGACCTGATAGCCGTGGGACCGGTCGAACTGAATGTCCACCCCGAACTGGGCTCGGGCCACATGGAGCATCCGGGTGATGGTACCCTGGCTCAGGCCAGTGGCGAGCTGGAGATCCTTGCGGCCGGTTTCGCCCCGGGCGATCACCAGCAGGATCCGAATGAGGAGCCCGCCGTTGATGCGGAACTCCTCGGGGTTGCGGGAGGCCGACTGATCCATGCCTTTCCCCTCCTTTTGCGGAAATGGTGCTAATGAGAATAACACGACATGGTGATTTGGCGATTCGGGTGAGCCGCAACGGATAAAAAGGTTCATCTCCTATTGACCGACCCTCGCCCTCCCTGCACCATGAAATCTCCAGGATGGGGACTGTGCGTCCTCTCCCCATCCGGGCTTGGAAGATTGGCGTCCTTCAAGCCGGGCCGGACCCCCACGGGTCCGGCCTTTTTTATGCCTACGGGAGAACGACATGGCCAAGGAACGACGCGAGGAACGCCGGGAAAGCCGCAGCGATGCGGACGACCGGAGCGGGGAGCCCGGCGGCCGGCGCGAAGAACGCCGGGAGTCTCGCCCGGATGCCGACGACCGAGGATCCATGCCGAGCCACTCGGGTGAGCATGGCAAGAAGGTCAAGGGCGGCGGTGCGAGCCACCCCAGCCCCAGCGGCACCCCGCAAAAGGTCCACGGACCGGACCCGAATCGGTCCAGCTAATCCACCCCTCCTGCGCCAGACCCGTTCTGGCGTCGGTAACCGACGACGTAGGAGAAGCAGATGATCCGCGATTACCACGTACGAGGAACGGGACCTTCGTCCCTGCGCAAGAACGCCCGGCTCCTGGCCGATGTTGTCCCCGGCCTAGGGGAGCCCTCCAAGGTGGTGGCCTATGACGACTTCCTGGGGGATACCCTGGACGCCACTTGGTCCGGGGGATCGGGGGCGGACGGCAGCTCCCCGGCACTCAACGCCCAGTCCGGCGGTGTGGTCCGCCTGGCCACGGGTGGGGGGACCTCGGGCTTCGGGGGCAATATCTCCAGCCTGACCCTCGGGCTCAACTTCCAGGCCGACAAGGGGGAAATGCTGGCCCGCGCCCGGGTCCAGATCGACAATAAGGCGAACTCCTGGATTTTCGTGGGGTTCACCGACACCTTGGCGTCCTCCTCGGCCGAGCAGCCGTTCAGCCTGGACGGCTCCAACGCCCTGACGTCCACCGCCACCGACGCGGCCGGCTTCCTGTACGACTCCACGGGATCGGACTACTGGTTCGTGGCCGGTGTGGCCGGTGACACCGACGCCGGGCCCACCCAGCTCGACCAGACCCCGGCCAACGGGACCTGGGTGGAGCTGGAGGTGCGTGTCCGCAGCTCCGGCCTGGCCGAGTTTATCCTGGACGGCTCCCAGGTGGCCCAGCTCGCCTCGGCCGTTACCCCCGGAACCGCCCTGACGCCCATTGTGGCGGCCTCTGACGACAATACGGGCTCCCGCATCCTGGACGTGGATTGGGTGCTGACCGTGGCGGAGCGGTAAGAGGAAACCCCCAGCCCGGGAGGCCCTTCAGGGCTCCCTTGGATGATAATGGGATTGACATAAGCAGCCCCCCTGGGTAACTTGGGCCTCCAAGGCAAGGAGGTTTTCATGGACAAGGACCTGACCGAGATTGTGTGTGTCCTGGACCGTTCCGGGTCTATGGCCAGCAAGATCCAGGACATGGTGGGGGGCCTAAACGAGTTCCTCGACAAGCAGCGGGAGGTGGAGGGCCGGTTTCGATTCACCCTGGCCCTGTTCGACACCGTGGTGGAGACTCCCTGTGTTCGCGTGGACGGGGACCTTTTCGGTGGGATCTACCACCATGCCGAAACCCCTCCGGAGGATGGGCTGATCTACAAGCCCTACCAGATCGGGGGAGCCACGGCGTTGCACGACGCCCTGGTGGAAACCATCGACAAGGTCGGGGAGCGTCTCGCGGAGCTTCCGGAGAGCCAGCGGCCCGGTAAGGTGATCTTCGTGGTCCTGACCGATGGCGAGGAGAACTCCAGCAAGCGGTACGAGCTGGGGGACGTTCGTCAGCGGGTGGAGCATCAACAGGAAAAGTACAACTGGGATTTCCTGTTCCTTGGCGTGGGCATCGACGCCTTCGCCCAGGGAACCCGATTAGGGATCGCCCAGCGGTACACCCGGAGCTTCTCCGGAGACGCCGAAGGGGTGGCCCGGAGCTACAATTACGCCACCCAGACCGTTGCCGACCTTCGCGCTCAGGAAAGGGAGGGGGAAGCCGGTGACTGACCCCGATCCTGCCCCAGAGAACCGGGGCCGGATTAGAATTGACCAACCGATTGTTAGATGCTCGGTGGTCAATGAGCCGGAGCCGGAAACAGCAGAGGGGCCGACCGTGACCCATATTCCGCCGGAAGTCCGGCCGGATGCGCTGGAGGGGAGGACCTACAAGATCCACCCGCCCACGGAGCCGCATGCCCTCTACATCACGATCAACGACGTGGTGGTGAACCCGGGGACGGAGCACGAATACCGCAGGCCCTTCGAGATTTTCCTGAACTCGAAGGACATGGAGTCCTTCCAGTGGATCGTGGCCCTGACCCGGGTTATTTCCGGCATATTTCGCAAGGGGGGAGACCTGGAGTTCCTGGTGGAGGAGCTGCGGTCGGTGTTCCACCCGAATGGGGGGTATTGGCTCCCCGGCGGGAAATGGCAACCCTCCGTGGTGGCCCATATCGGGGAGGTCCTCCAGCGCCATCTATACGAGGAGGGGCTGGTGGAAAAGGCCCCCCCCAAGGGCAAGGCCGAAAAGGTGGCGGAACAAGAAGGGGAGCCGGAAGAGAATGACCAGGACTCGGCCGAATACCGCCTATGCCGCGACTGCGGAAGGCGAACCGAACACGCCATCCAGGGAGGGTGTGCGACCTGCCTGGAGTGTGGAGGGAGCGCGTGTGGATGAAGTGAAGGACGCCAAAAAACGGGCTCGGTACTGTTTCGAGCCCCAACCCAAGCCAGTGCGGCGGATGGGTTAGGAGCCCCTCCAGGCCGCCCGGAGGACGCCATGTTCAAGGAGAAAATCCCTGCCCGCGTCCCGGAGGAGACGGAGGACCCGGTCGAGAACCAGGAGCCCGTCCATCTGGTGATGCTGACGGATATAGCCTACTGGGCTATGGATAACGGTGGGACAACCCCCTGCGAGCAGCGGGGCAAGGTGTTCCGAGCCAAGGGCAAGGCCATTGCCGAGCGCAAGGCGGGCCGGAAGAAGCGCAAGGGGCTGTTCGGCCTGTTCAGCAAGACCACCCCCGGCCCCCGGGTGTGGGGCTTCGTGGTGGACCTGGACGGGAACAACGTGTTTGTTGAGAACGGGGCCGGAATCCTCGTCTCGGGGGAGTTAAAGAGCCTGCCATGGGTTCAATGGAACGGCTCATAAAAATCCATAGCCTGGATGCAACCCGGAGACGGTTCGGGACAGCTCCCCGCCTGGCGGAATGGCGGGGGCGGGTCCTGAATGCCAAATGGGATCCCGGCATTCAGGTCTACCGCGTGGAAACCCAGTACCTGGGGAGGCAGGTGGTTTTCCATGTGGACCCGGCCGACGCGGAGGAGGTTACCCCTTATGGGTCCGACTAGCCTTATGGGAATCAACGGGACCGAGCAGGGCCAACTGTCCAGCGGATACGTCCGTATCCCCTCGGTCTACCTAAACACGCGGTGCCCCTTCGGGTTCACCGCCCGGGTCTTGCGCGGGGCCCTGACCCTCGCCTCCGACCCGTCCAATACCTGGGGCCATCCCACCCTGGTGGGCCGCACGGCGAGCGACCAGGGCGAGGTTGAACTGGACGTCTGGGAGCCCTACCAAGGGGTTCTTGAGGTACACGCCCGACACCCGGAAACGGGGGAGCCCGTGAGCGAGGGCACCCGTCTGGAGGTCGATGGCTACTGGGAGTAGGTCGGAGTGATACGGCCGACCGGGCCCGCCTTTTCGGAGGCGGGTCCTTTTTTTGCGGTTCGGGGCGGGCGGAAACTGTGGAAAGTAACCTTGAAACCTATCGGCCCAGCGCCTGTGGGCCCGCCCCGATTTTTATTCGGAGGAGGGAATGCCCAACAAGATCAATCCAAGAAACGGGCTGACCCCGAAGCAGAAAGCGTTCGCCCGCTACTACGTGCGAGACTTCGACGCAAAAAAGGCGGCGCTGGAGGCGGGATACTCCAAGAAAATGGCCCGCAACGTATCGTACGAGCTGCTGCGCAAGCCGGCCGTCCGCAAGGAGGTTGATCGGCTCCTGGAGGAGATCACCCAGAGCGTGGGGATCGACTCGGACTGGGTCCTGCGCAAATGGATGGCCCTGTACGAACGGTGCGTTCAGGAGGTCCCCGTCCGGGACAAGAAGGGCAATTTCCTCGGGGAGTACCGGTTCGACAGCTCCGGAGCGGCCAAGGCCCTGGAGGCCATCGGGCGCTATACGGGGGGGTTCGACCGGCAAGTGAATGTCAGCGTGGGGGCGGACGACTCCCTCCGGAGTCTCCTGAGTGAGATTTCGGGGGAGACCATGGCCCCCCCGCGGGAGCGTTCCACGCTCGACGGGTCCTTTTCGGACGTGACGGAAGATGGCGAGCTGGTGAGCCCGCCCGCCCTGGAGGGCCAGGACGGGCAGGAGGAGGAAGGGCAGGACTAATCGGATTCGTCCGAATGCGGGTCCTTTTTGAGGGTGGGCTGCTCGGGGGGCAACAGGCCGTGGGCTTCCTGCCAGCCGCGCCGCCGTCCGACCCGGTAGGCCCAGGCGGCGAGCACGGTGATGGCCAGGGACAAGGCCATGGTCAGGTAGCCCAGGAAATGGGGGTTGAACAGGATTCCGCCCTGGACATTGGTGACGGTGTGGACCACGTACTCCTGGCCGGGGCACGTCCAGTATTCCGCCATGGCTGGCTCCTACAGGAACCCTTCCCGTTCCAGGTCCTGGAGGATGGCCTTGATCTGCTCCAGGTTCTGGCGGGTATATTGGTGGGTCCGGTTGCGGTGGGTGATAGTGAGCCGCCATCCGAGCCATTGCCCCTGGCGGCCCCATTCGCATTTGCCGGTAACCTCCCCGGCATCGTTAAGCACGTGGTAGGAGTCCGGGTGGGACCGGCGCAGCGTTGCCATTTCTACTCCTTGGGGCTAGGCCCCGATGGGTACGTGATCGAAAAGGGCACGTATGGGCGGATAGGCCATCTGCTCCGGGCGGATGGCCCGGGTGGCCGGGAAATTCAGCCGGGGCAGGAAGCAGGGTGGGGCCTCCAGGCGACAGAAAACCATCCCCTGGATCTCCTCCACAAGGATCGGCTCCTGCCAGTCCGGCACCTCCAGGTGGTAGCCCAGCCGCAGCCGGGCCACCTCCCAGGATGGGCAGCCGATGCGGCGAGCCATCCCGGGCAGGGACAGCTCGCCGGGTAGCTCGGCGGCGGTCAATGCAGGGACCGGTTCGTCGCAGGCACCTCCGTTCCCTCCTTCTTGACCTCGGAGTGAACGTCGGAATTGGCCAGGGCCAGGAGCTTACGGACCCCGTAATTGCCCAGCAGGAGCCGGGCCAGGCGGTCCTGTTGGGCGAGCGTGTCGAAGGCCTTGGACCCCTCGCGCAGCCCATCCGCCCCGCTGGAAGGCTCCCAGAAGCGGGAGACAAAATCGGCCCAGTCCTGCATCTGGTGGTACATCAGGAGCTGCATCCCCAGGCCCGCAAGGATAGCCTCCGGCGGTACCGTCTCCTCGGAGGGTGACCCGATCACCAGGGACAGGGTTCCGGAGCAGCCCTGCCGGGTGATATGGGCCAGGACGGGGGTCACCCCTTCGGGCAGGCCCTGCGCCTCCGGGGGATCGACGCGCTCCGTGTCAAACTCCAGGCCCAGCTCCTCGGCAAGGTCCACGAACTTAACTCGTCCGTTTTTGTTTTGGCTTTCCATGGCGTCCTCCAAAGCGTTTTCAGGTGGGCCCGTAGGGGGAAGCTAGGGGTCAACCAAAAATCCCCGCACAAGCCCGCTCAAGGCGTCAGACGATGGCCCATACCTCCTGCCATTCCCCGGACGGATCCCGGGAATAGAGGGTCATGTTGCCGTGGTCATTGACCACTACGGCGGCGTTGGAATCGGCTTCATCCAGGAGCCCGGGGTCGGTGAAGGTAGGCAGCTCCTCGGCAGCCTGCTCCAGGTCTGGCCAGAATCCGTAGTCCGAGTTGTCTCCCTCGTGGGGGCCGAAGTAGCAATACGGCGGGGCGGTGTTGTTTAAGGCTTCCTGGAGGCGCTCCAGGACCTCCGGAGGCTTATCCCCGCTCCACCAGGGGTTGGAATCTTCGGGCAGGTCCACCGGGCTGCTCGCGCCGATATACTCCAGCTCGGATTGATAGCGTTCGGTGTCCCGCTCCCCCAGCTCCTCCAGGAAGGTTGGGATCAGGTCCTGGGGGCGTTGGGTGCCGGTGCTGATCGAGCCGATAACTTGGGTCATTGCTGCCTCCTAAAAAAGGGATACCCAGGCTTGGAACTCCACGGTGCCATCCGGGCGTACCGCTTGGTATTTGTCTTTGTGGTGGCGTCCTCGGAGTCCTTTGCCCGGGTGGGCGTACAGGTAGGAATCGCGGGCCTTGCGAGCCACCAGATCCGCCTCCTCGTAGGAATGGCACGGTTCCGGGTAGTCGCTCGGCCCGCCTAGCTGGAAATAGGTGACCTCGTAGTTCATCGGAAGCGTACGTACTCCTGCATGATCTCCAGGGCCCGTTCCGGATCCTCGTATACCCGATCCTGCATTTCCGCAGCCCGCACGGATTCGCCCCGGTTGAGCAGGGCGCGGGAGGCGGTAATCAATACCTGGAACGGCGTCTCCACGGTGTCGGGGCCGGGGATGGTGGGCTTCTCCTGGGTGGTGTTGGGCATTGCGCAACCTCCTACTAGTGCGTGAGTCCGTGAAACCGTCCGGATACGTGGGCGACGGAGTAGCCCACCGGGTGGTTATACCCGATTCGCGGGCCCCCGGCCCCATCCTGGGCGTTCATGGCAATGCAGGACGCCTCCAGGGACAGGGAGAGCCACTGAAAGCGGGCCCGGTAGGTATCCGGCAGCGCGGCAACGGCCCCGGCATGCAGCAGGGACGCGGCCAGGAAATACCGGTCAACGGCGGCCCGGCTCGGATGGTTGCCCAAGACCCGGTTGGCCTCCTGGAACCGGTCCGGGTGCGCGGCGATGGTCCGGGACTGCCTCCAGTCCGTAGCCTGGACGGCGAGGTAAGCCCCCTCCCGGCGTACCGTCCGGGGGTGAATAGGCCCGCAGGCGGCCAGGGCCAGGGGCAGCAGGATGTTTGCGCGTCTCATGGCGTCCTCCGGTAACGTTCTCGACGGCGGCGGCGACGGCCCCTCCGACGGCCCCGATACCAAGCGGGGCAAAAAGGATTAGGGGAATCATGGCGTCCTCCAGACACAAGAAGGCCCGGGGCGAACCCCGGGCCCGTTGGGCTTAGGCGACCTCCGCGAGCTTGCGAGCCTCGAAGGCAGCCCTGGCCTTGGTGGTTGCCCCGGTCCCGAACCATGCGGCCTCTAGGCGGTTCTCCTGGGTCCGGGTGTTCCTTGCGTGGTCGGTGTGGTAGGTGACCGCGTTGAGCAGGCCCCAGGCGGTGCCCCGGGCAGCGTCCGTCTCCTGGCCGGGCGCGGTGTTCCACAGGGTCACCAGCTCCTCCAGGCGGCGATTGACGGCGCGGGTGACCTCCAAGGTTTCCTGGTCCGGATAGTAGACATTCAGGAAGAACCGGACGGCAGCGTCCTTGGAAACCTGCTTCCGGGCCATGGCCTCGGCGTTCTCCTGGAACCGCGCAACCAGATCCGGGCGCAGCCCGAGGCGGGCCTTGACGGCGTCGGCGTCGAACGAGGTGTTGTGCGGGATCTTAATATCCCCGCGCTCGCCCCCGGCCCCGACGGCCATGGACAGGGTGTTGTGGCAAACCACGCGAACCGTGGTGTGGCTGGCGACGGTTGCCATGGTTCCATCATAGCTGGTCGCCAGCAGGACATATCCCTGCATGAGATCACCCCCGACGGCGAAGTCCTCCTGCGGGGCGCGGGCCAGGGCCCAGACCCGGCGGCCACCTTTCAGCACTCCCGCAGTTTCCATCGTGTAGCCCTGCGCCTCGGTCAGGTCCCGGTAAAAGGCCATCACGTCCCCGGGTTGAAGGACCTGATACCGGTCGGACACCACGGCCAGGGATTGGGCGTTGTCGGAACGATACAGGACCTTCTGGCCGGCGGCGCGGCGGTGCTCCCCATCCTCGGTGTGGTACTCGACAGGGGCGGAGGCGACGGAATAGTCCAGGCCCGCCTCCCGCTGCCAGTCCTCCAGGGGGGCGCCCGGGGTGAGATTGTGGCCCAGCCCGTGCCAGGGGGTATCCCCGGTAAAGGCCATGGCGGCGCGTCCGTCGGCGCGGCTTGCGATTTCGTGGCTCATTGGTAGCTCCTGAGCTTGAATGGTTGGCGTGATTATCACGTTAGCAAGGGGTAACAGGGTTGACAAGAGGGGCGGACCGGATAGGCCCGCCCTGGCGGTTATTCCTCCTCGTCGGCTTCGGCCAGGAGTTCGCCTTCGCCCACGTCGGCCTCCTGCATGGCGGTGCGGGGGCCCCCCACGTCCGCGAACCATTGCCAGGTGGCGCGGGCGATTTCGTCATAGGTCACGTCTTTACTGGCTCCGTCGAACCAATCCATGAACCAGTACACGATGCTTTCGGGTTCTATCGAGCTGCGCTTCCCCTGGAGTAGGGCCATCCGGTCCGCGATGCTCAGGTAAAATCGGATTTCGTCCGACGGACCGCCCCAAGAGATTTGGTAGCGGAAATAACCCTCCTGTTGGTCGGAGAAGGTGGCCATGGGGACATAATCGAAGGCCAGGCCGTACCGGGCCAGGGAGGCGTCCTCGGGGTCCTGGCCCAGGGCCTCCAGGTCCTCGGGGTCGGCCTTGTCCGGGTACAGGATGGTCTCCAAGTCGTCCCTGGTGGATTGCCAATGCTCGGGGAGACGGTCGGCACAAGATGGGTCAGTCATGGTGATGCCTCCAGGCGTTGACGTGGGCGAGACGTTCCCGCTCCATTTGTTGCATTAGCCCCACCAGGGAGGCCCCGGCCCAGCAGTACGTGAGCCAGGAGATATGGGGGGCGTTGACGTAGATCAGGGCGAACGGGGAGCCGTAGCAGAAGGCGATAAATGCCCATTCCGCTGCCTTCCACGCGGCGCGGAGCAGGCGTACCCGCAGGCGCGGCTTTTTGTGCTGGCCTAACTTGCGCCCGATGGATTGAAGGGTCGGGTCCTGGCGGAGACGTTGGGATTCAACGCTCATGGCGTCCTCCTTCGGTTGGTGGCACCCGATGCAGGGCCTCCAGGCGGAGGCCCTACCGGCTGCCCCCCCTATCCGTGGGTAGAAAGGGCCCCCAGGCCAAATACGATTGGCCATGCGAGGGCGCAGGCCCAGGCCTGGAGGTTGAACGGGTCCGCAGCTATCCAGATAGCCCCATAGACCGTAGGGAGCACAATCCAGGCGGCCAGGAGGGCCACCAGGAACACGGCCCCGACGTGCTCGGCTGCATTGGGTTCGCGGTGCATGGTGGCCTCCTATAGCGCCATTGCTTGTTCGGCGGCCTCGTACTGGTCACGGGGCCGTCCCTCCTGGATGGTGCGGAGCAGCCGTTCCGCCTCCACGTACTCCGCCTCCACCTCCCAGTAGTATTCCCGGGCCACGGGGTCGGAGTGTACGGCCAGCTCCTCCAGCTCCTGGCGGAGACGGGCCAGCTCCCGGGCGGCGGCGCGGCGGCCATGCCAAATCATGGGGTTACGGATCATTTGTGCGTCCTCCGATTGGCGTCCAAAGGGGCGGGATTGCCCCAGCCAAAGCCCCCTATGCAGGGGGCTTCCTGTGGCACTCCCTTAGTCAAGGTCTAACAGGTCCTGGACCGGCTGGCGTGATTGCAGGGATAGCAGGTGGGCCAAGGTGCGGGCAGCTCCGGCCCCCTGTCGCCGCGTTGCCGCGCTCGGATCCCGCTGCCGCTGCTTGGCGATACGGAGCCCGGCGTTCAGTTCCTGGCGGTCCATAGTGCATAGCGCATGCAGGTCCTGCGCGTAGGCGGCGCGGTAAGCCTGCTCGCCGGGGGTGTTTCGGTTGTTGGCGTCCTTCACGGCGTTCTCCTATAGCTCGGAAATGGGAACTAGGCTGGTGATTTGGTAATGCCCCACAGGCGGCGGTAGGCAACCCGGACCCGGTTGGTGTTAGTCTCCGCCGCCCCCGTGGGCGGCATCCTGGCGCATCATATATGCCCGCCACGCTCCGCGAGGCAGGCGGAGGGGCCGGTGCTCGGGGTGGACCACGGTATAGCCCCCGTCGCGCCGCTGGCGGACCTCGTGCCGTTGTGCGGTCAAGGCCTGGAAATTGGACCCGCCCCGCTTGAGCGGTACGAAAAAGACGTCGCCCTGGCGTCGGACGTCGCGGCCTTCCCGCTCCGCCTCAAGAACCTTTGCCGGGGTGGCCCACGCCAGGGCCGACCGGATCGTTTTTGTGTCGCGGGGAACCCGGATTGCCCACTCCCCGGCATCATCCGTGCCGAACAGGTAGGCTCCACCGACCCGCCAGGAGCCCGCCCGGCGAGAGTACTTGTACTCGTACTCCCCCGCGATTAGCGTTAGCCCGGGCTGGTGGTCCCGGACTTGGACCCGGGCAGGGCCCCAGCCCGCCGGGGTGGATAGCCCGCGCTGGTTGATGATCCGGAGGCCCTTTGTCACCAGATAAGCATTAAGGCGGGCCTCTAGCGATTGTGGCCGGGGCCAGTCCAGCCAGCGGTTGCGCTCCAGGAGCTGGTGAGCCAGGAAATCGCGCAGGCCCGCCTTGCCCCGCTTGACCCGGATATACGGCACGTAGGCGCCGTTCGTTACGCGGCGATACTCGGTTCGGGTAGGCTCACCCGTTGGTGCATAGATCACGTACCGCTTTGTGCTCGCCCGGCGCAGGGCATGCCAGATTTCCCTTGCGGTTTTGGGGTACTCACTCATTTCCCACTCCTGTGGTTGCTGTTGGTGGGCACCGTCAAGGGCCCACCAGTTGGGCCCTTTGCGCTGCTCGTGGCCTTCTCGATAGCCCGCTCGGCCCGGTCCCCGTACAGGACCCCGAAGTCCTCCCCGACATCATCCAGGATCGCCACGTCCACCCCCGGCGCTTGCGTGTCCAGTTCTTCTTGTCGGTCTCGCTGGTCCAGGGGGCGGCCCCGTGGATGCTCGCCTGTCTCCCCGTAGGCTGGTGGACCCAGACGTGGTAAGGGACAACCTCAACAGATTGGTACGGGCTAGGCATGGCGCTTCCTCCTACTGTGGTTGGCGTGTTTATCGCGCCTGCCCCCTGCGCGAGGGGGCAAGACGATAAACGCGCTCGCCAGCCTCTCCGTCCTGGTGGAGCCCGGCGGCAGCCTCGCCCCCACCTCCCCCGCTGTTAGCCGTTCGTCGAGGATAGGGGGCGACTCGTAACAGGTTGTGAATGAGCAGCCCGAACCCCGGGGTGTAGTCTCGACCAAGGCACCCGCCAAAGACTGGCCCGGCCGTCATGCAACCCGAGAAGGGCGGCACCCCCCCCCATGCGCTCGCAGGCTCGCTCACGCGCACTTGCAATCGCGCTCACGCTCGCGCTCGCAATCGCGCTCATGCGCTTACGCGGGCAGCCGCACTCGCTCACGCTCACGCACTCACGCGGGGAGCTGCGCTCGCTCACGCTCGCAATCGCTCGCAATCGCTCGCAATCGCGCTCGCAATCGCGCTCATGCGGGGAGCTGCGAGGGGCTGGGGTGCCCTGGTGGTCGCCGTACCGCTTGGCAGCCACCGTCAGGGACTTTGTCGCACGGTCGGAGACGGCGCGTATATCCGGTTGATTCTTGGGTGGTAGTGGTGCTAGTCCCTACTGGACTAGGGGAAGTCCCGTACGAGGATGGGGTTCTCGCGGCCCAGGTGGCCCTGTGCGTGGAGCTTGGCTCGGTCCTGGTGTCCCTGCCCTGGCGTGGCGGATGAAGGGCGTGACAGGGCGCACAATGCGCCAGGGACAAGGCCCGGAGTTATGCGCGTTCCCGGCTGCTTTTAACATAATGGACGTTACGCGCAATGTTGGGGTTCGCGGGGTATCTCCTTGATTCTCAAGGGGAAAACCTTGCGTAGCGGCGTCCGCGTGGGCGTCCTGGCCGTCCGCGCGCCCGCGCAGGCGACCCCCCAGGGGGCACCCCCTCAGAGGGGCCCCACCCCCGGGGGCCGGGGGGGTGGACCGCTCCAGTCAGGTTCTCCCCCCGAACAATCGCCAAAATCCCAAGGGGCCCCATAAAGCCCGGGACTCCCAGTAGGACCCAAAAATAGGGGCCCCGCTGCACAGAAGTAGCAAAGTTAAAAGTCCCATTGATTCAGTCCTCTAGTGCGATGGCCTCGGGGGGCAGTATCCCATGGGGGTTGCAAGGTTCTATGGGGCCCCACGACAAGCTCATGGGGCCCCAGCTCGTGCCGGGGGGTCCAGGAGGACCCACCTGGTGGTGGAGGTGTTATGGCCGAGGCGAAGGAGCGGGAGCTGTCGCGGCAGCTTCTACGCAATCAGTGGGCGCGGCTTAACCGGCTATACAAGGTGGTGGACCGGGACTCGAACGTGGTGCCGTTCCGGGCGAATTGGGCCCAGGCGGACCTGTACCGGTCCATGTGGTACCGGAACCTGATCTTGAAGGCGCGGCAGATTGGGTTCTGCCTGGACCCAAGCACCCGGGTCCTGACGGCCGAGCTGCAATGGGTCCAGATCGCCGACCTGGAACCGGGCCAGCAGATCGTGTCGGTGGACGAATACCCGCCTGGCGGGCGCGGGCGGGCCCGCAAAATGCGGACCGCCACCGTCCAGGGTGTGGTCGAGGTGTACCGAAAGGCGTATCGAATTACCTTCGACGATGGCCGGTCGGTGGTCTGCACCGGCAAGCACCCCTGGCTTTCCAAGAAGGCCGGGACCGGCACGGACTGGCGGACCATCGAATCCGACAACAAGAAGAAGCTCACCCCGGGGACCTACGTGCGCTGGGTCACCCGCCCGTGGGACGCCCCCGAGGCCGAGGACGGCTGGTTCGGCGGGATGCTCGACGGGGAAGGCTCCATCGCCAACGGCAATACGTCGGCCGGAGTGACGGTGGCGCAGCGCGAGGGCGCGGTCTGGGATCGGATGGTCGATTACCTGGACGCCCATGGCTACCACTACCGGATCGAGGACGACAACGACCGCCCCAGCCGGTTCGGGGCCAACCCGGTGCCCAAGCTGGCCATGGGCCGGATGGACGAGCTGTTCCGCCTGGTCGGGCAGACCCGCCCCAGCCGCTTCCTTGGCGACCGTTTCTGGGAGGGCCGCGAGCTGCCCGGGAAGCGCAATGGCAGGATAGGCTGGAGTCGGATCGAATCCATCGAGGAGCTGGGGGAACAGACGCTCATTGACCTCCAGACGGACGTGGGCACGTACATCGCGGAAGGGTTCGTCTCCCACAACACCACCTTCATCGACCTGTTCATCCTGGATACGTGCTTGTTCAACAACCACGTGTCGGCGGCGATCATCGCCCATACCCTGGAGGATGCCGGCCGGATCTTCCGGGAGAAGGTGAAGTTCCCGTATGACAACCTGCCGGAGGCGCTCCAGCAGGCGCGGGTGACGGAGACGGAGCAATCCGCCGAGCTGGTTTTCGAGAACGGATCTTCGATCCGCGTGACAACTTCCGCCCGGTCGGGGACGGTCCAGCTCCTGCATATATCGGAGTATGGGAGGCTGGCGGCCAAGCATCCGGACAAGGCCCAGGAGATCAAAAGCGGGTCGTTGGAGGCGGTGCCCCAGTCCGGGATGGTGTGGGTGGAGTCCACGGCGGAGGGCCAGGAGGGCGTGTTCTATGACATGGCCATGGCGGCCCAGGAGCGTCAGGAGCAGGACCGGCCGCTGACCCGGCTGGATATGGAGTTCCACTTCTACCCCTGGTGGAAGGAGCCTTCGTACCGGTTGACGGCGGAGGAGGCGAACCGGGTGGTGATCGGCCAGCGGTTGCAGGATTACTTCGACCGGCTGGCCAAGGAGTACGGGATCGAGCTGGATGCTCGGCAAAAGGCCTGGTACGTGCTCAAGGAGAAGCAGCAGGGCAAAGATATGCTCAAGGAGCATCCGTCCACGCCGGAGGAGGCGTTCCAGGCGACCCTGTACGGCGCGTACTTCGCCCGCCAGCTTTCGGAGGCCCGTCAGGAGGGGCGGGTGACGCGGATCACGCCGGAGAAGGCGGTATCCGTGGATACGTGGTGGGACCTGGGGGTGGGGGACTCCACCGCGATCTGGTTTACGCAGACGGTGGGGCGCGAGGTGTGGGTGGTGGACTACTTCGAGGACTCCGGAGAGGGTATCCCCTACTACATCGACATGCTCCACCAGAAGGCGCGGGAGCGGGGCTGGCGCTACGGTACCCATACCGCGCCGCATGACATCGCCGTCCGGGAAATGGGGACGGGGAAAAGCCGCTGGGAGACAGCGGCGCAGCTTGGCATCCACTTCGAGATCGCCAACCGGCCCGACCGCAAGGAGGACGCCATCCAGGCCGCCCGCAACTTCCTGGGGTATTGCTATTTTGACGAGGAACATTGCCAGGAGGGGCTGGGGGTGCTGGCCGCGTACCGCAAGGAGTGGGACGACAAGCGCGGGACCTGGAAAAACCAGCCGCGCCATGATTGGGCCTCCCACGGCGCGGACGCATTCCAGGTACTGGCCTCGGCGCATACCTTCGGGCCAAAACATCGAGCACCGCGCCAGATCGTGGTGCCCTCAGCCAAAGGATGGACGTAATGGACGCCCAACAAGCCAACGAGATTCTGCGCACAACCTTCGGGCAATCCTGGTTTTGGTTCCAGCAGGGCCGGGTCCGCTTCCTGGTGCATCCGACCGGGTCCACCAAGGTGGCCAAGTGGTGGGTCGATCCGGAGGAGCTGCCCTCCATGACCACCGAGGACTTCCAGAGCGTGGTGGAACTCATGCAGGCCGGGTTCGCCAGGGAACAGTGACATGCCAGAAACGGCCCCGTCGTCAAACCAATGGACGGTCCGGGCCCTGGTCTGCCCCCACTGTCAGTGGAGGGCGACCTGGGTAGTGCGCAAGACCGACCGGTATCTGGCCTGCCCTTACTGCAAGAAGCCGGCGCGGGTGATCCCGCCCCGCACCTACAGGAGCTGACCATGAGCGACAAGGGGGAGGAAGCCCTGCTCCGCGCCATCCGCAGCGGCGGCAAGCGCATGTCCAAGTCCGAGGCCATCGCCATCGCCAAGGACCGGGGCTGGATGAAGCAGAACGGTAAGCACCTGGAGCTGACGTCCAAGGGGGCCCAACACGCCCGCAAGGCCATGGCGAACGAGGGAAAGAAAAAGTGACCACCGACGAGATCCGTCAGACCTTTGCCCGGGAGTTCCCGCAGCCCCAGGTGATCCCGTTCGAGGAAGGATGGGAGGTGCGCCTGGAGGTGGATGGCCTGGGGGTGTCCACCGTGCTGTACTCCGACATTACCCAGGATGGCCTCCGGATCTGCATGGGGGAGCTTTTCGAGTTCCTGGGGGAGGAGGACGACGAGGACTTGGGGGAGCTGCATTGAAAACCGAGATCGACGTCTCCGAGCTGAACCGGCAGATGGTGGATGCCCTGTCGGTTTTCGCCGCCACCGGCAAGCTGCCCCGCGAGAACGCCAAGGGGATCGAGGTCCTGGTGGGCAAGAACACCCGCGAGGGCCGGATCAAATACCGGCTGGTGTCGTGGGACGACAAGCTGGTGGAGGTGGAGCTGGACGTCCCCACCCTGATCCGCAAGGGCCGGCCCTACCTGGAGAACCTCCTGGTGGACGTCCGGGACCGGCTCGAAGATCACCGCCACGACTCTATTTCCAAGGCCCTGCACCGCCTAACGCAGTAAGGGATTCGCCATGACCGCAATGACGCCCCAGAACAACCAGACCGGCGGTGCCTCCATCAGCTATATGCGCTTGGTCCCCAACGACGAGCTGGAGGCCCGGCGCTCCGAGCGCGAGCTGGCCGAGCAGCGCCAGTCCCAGCCCCATATCCTGGCCCTGGCTGGGGAAATGCGGCGCAAGTGGGAGACGGCCAAGAACGCCAAGCGCGAGATCGAGCAGGAAATGCTCCGGGACTACCGCCAGCGCAACGGGGAGTACGACCCGGACAAGCTGGCGGAGATCCGGAAGCAGGGCGGCTCGGAAATCTACATGATGCTGACGTCGGTGAAGTGCCGGGCCGCCGAGGCCTGGATCCGGGACGTCATGCTGCCGGCCGACGCCAACCCGTGGTCCTTGAAGCCGTCCCCGGAGCCGGAGCTGCCCCCGGACATGGAGCAGCGGATCGGCCATCAGGTGGGCATGGAGGCCGCCCAGCAAGAGGAAATGATGGGGGCCCCTATGACCCCCCAGCAGATCCACGAACGAGCCCAGGAGGTCCGTCAGGAGATCGAGAAGGAGGTCAAGGACCAGGCCCAGGAGATTGCCCAGCGCATGGAGCACACCATCGCGGACCAGTTCCTGGAGGGGAAGTGGCGGGCGGCCATGGACGAAGCCATTTCGGACGTGGTGACCTCGAAGGCCGGCTTTGTCGCCGGGCCTATCGTGCGCCGCAAGCGCAAGCTCCGCTGGGAGCAGGGCCCTGGTGGTTACCAGCCGAAGGTCGAGGAGGAGCACACCCTGGAGTATGAGCGCGTCTCCCCCTTCGACATCTACCCGGCCCCCGACGCCGTGGACGTGGACGACTCCTACCTGTTCCGCCGCCACCGGCTGTCCCGCCATGACCTGGAGGCCATGATCGGGGTGGAGGGATACGACGACGAGGCCATCCGCGCGGTGCTGGAGGAGTACAACAACAAGGGCTACCACGAATACGTGGCCATCGACCAGCAGCGCCGCGAGATCGAGGAGCGGGACCAGGGCTTCTACTACCAGAACTCGGACAAGATCGAGGCGCTCCAGTATTTCGGCCCCGCCTCCGGACAGGACCTGGCCGAGTGGGGCTTGAAGGTGGAAAACCCCTCCCGGCAGTACGAGGTGGAGGCCTGGCTGATCGGCTCCTGGGTGATCAAGGCGGTGGTGGCGGACGACCCGGTTCCGGCCCGGCCCCTGTCCAAGGCCAGCTACGAGGTGATCCCCGGGGCCTTCTGGGGGAAGGGCGTCTCGGAGCTGATGCGCGACACCCAGGCCATGTGCAACGCCGCCGCCCGCGCCCTTGCCAACAACATGGGCATAGCGTCCGGGCCCCAGGTTGCGATCAACGACATTAACCGGATCCCGGCCGGCGAGCAGGTGACAGCACTGTATCCATGGAAGGTCTGGCAGTTCGAGGGCGACAGCGCCGTGGCCAGCAGCCACCGCCCCCCGGTGGAGTTCTTCCAGCCCAACTCCCTGGCCAAGGAGCTTATGTCGATCTACGACTACTACGCCCGCCTGGCCGACGACTACACGGGGATCCCGGCCTACGCCTACGGCCAGTCCGACATGGGCGGAGCCGCCGACACGGCCTCCGGGCTCCATATGCTCCTCCAGCAGACGTCCAAGGGCATCCGCCGGGTGATCGCCCATATCGACGTGGGCCTGGTGGAAACCACGGTGTTCCGCCAGTATCTGCACAACATGCTGTACCTGGACGACGAGTCCATTAAGGGCGACCTGTCCGTCCAGGCGCAGGGCAGCCAGTCCCTGGTGGCCCGCGAGCAGGAGAACACGCGGCGCAACGAGTTCCTCAAGGCGACCACCAACGAGTTCGACATGAGCATCATCGGACGCGCCGGACGCGCCGCCCTCCTGCGCGAGGCCGCCAAACACCTCAACGTGGACGTGGACGAAGTAGTCCCCGATCCCGACGAGATCCGCCGCGAGGAGGCCATTCAACGGCGCATGGCCATGGCCCAGGGCCAGCAGGTCCCGCCCGGCCAGGGCACGGGCCAGGAGGCACCGGGTCAGCAGGGGCCGAGCCAGGCCGCGCCGCAGAAAACCAACCCAGATGGTTCGCCGGCTGGCGGGCCCGAGCACCAGCAGGGGTAAACGATGTTCTACCTACTAGATCAGGCCACGGCGGTGGGCCCCGGGAACGCGGTCCGCACCGAGGAGGCCCACCGCGCCTTCCACCTCTACGTGGACGGCACCACCAGCCCGAACGTGGACGTGGACATCGAGGTTTCCAACCTCCGGGACGGCCCGTGGGTGAGCCTCCACACGTTCAACAACATCACCACCAGCAACGGAGCCGACACCTTCACGGACGCGGCCCCCTTCGCCTACGTGCGGGCCAACCTGACCAACACATCGGGTAACGGGGAGATGGTGACGGTCACCCTGGTGACTAGCGCATGAAACTGGCCAAGCCCACCGAACGCCAGGCGGAAGCCCTCAAGCGCCTCCAGGCCAACGGGGACTTCAAGGTGGTGGTGGAGTGGCTGAACGACTCCATCCAGCAGATCCGTGAGCAGAACGACAGCATCCAGGAGGAGACGTCGTTCCGCCGGAACCAGGGGGCCCTTTGGGCCCTGAAATCGCTCCTGGAGCACAAGGAGCAGGCTGGAGAGATCCTCCAGCGGTATCGCAGCCGGTAACGGGAATCCCGCAGCGCCGGCTCCCGACCGGTATATCTACCCTGACCCCCGGCTCATAACGCGAACCAACCCCCGCCCGAATCCCGCTCCGCCGGCTCGGGAATGGGGGCGTTTGTGCTGTGAATCCCGGCAAAGCAGGAAGGACGTTTGAATGGCTATTCCCGAGCAGGTGCGCCGACAGGCCGAACGTGCCGACGAGCTGATGAAAAAGTGGACGGAGGCCGACGCGCAGCATGAAACCCCAACCGCAGAGGAGAACCAAACTCCGCCCAGCGCAACGCCCACGGAGCAGACCCCGGCCACCCCGGCAGAAGCAACGGCAACGCCGGAGGCTGGTACGCCGTCTACGCCGTCTACGCCGGTAGAGACGCCCTCCCAGGAAACGGACGCCGAGTATTGGAAGCGGCGCTTCGAGGTCATGGAGGGCAAATACCAGTCCGAGGTCCCGCAGCTCCACCAGCAGCTCCAGCAGTCCCGTCAGCAGATGCAGGACCTCCAGGAGCAGATGGAGCAGCTCAAGGGCGACCGTGAGCAGGAATCCCAGACGCCGACCGAAGCCCCGAACCTGGACACCTCCAACCTGGAGGAGTCCCTACAGGTCCTGGAGAACACCTACGGGCCCGAGTTCGTCAAGCCGTTCCGTGATCAGGAGAACCTCCTGAGCACCATGCAGCAGCGGAACCAGACGCTTGCCGACGAACTGGCCCAGCTCAAGACGCAGGTGCAGGACGTGGCCCAGAGCCGGGAACGGGACCAGGAGCAGGAGTTCTTCGAGGCGCTGGCGAGGGAGGTTCCTGATTGGCAGCGGCTTAATGAGGATCCGGGCTTCATCCAGTGGCTCCAGCAGGTCGAGCCGCTTTCCGGACAGCCCATGATCCAGTTACTCAACCAGGCCCGGCAGGACCTGGACGCCAATCGGGCGGCGCAGTTCTTCACTTCCTACAAGGCTTCCACCGGGCAGGCTCCGCCTTCGCACCAGGAAAGCAATCAGCCGAACCCGGAAGCAGAGAAGGAGCGCCGTTCGCAGGAGCGCCAGCAGGAGCTGGAGCGCAAAATCGCCCCCGGTGAAACCCGGGCCGGCGAAGCGCCGAACCAGCCCCCGCACTACACCCGGGACCGCATTGCGCAGGTGTACCGGGATTACGCGCTGGGACGCATGACGGATCAGGAGTTTGCGCAACACGAAAGTGCGATCCGCGAAGCCCAAAACAACGGCACCGTGTCCTAAACCGTCAACGGTAATGTCGAGAGGGGCCGCCCGAATGGGCGGTTTTTTTGTGCCGTGGCTCGCGGGAAATCAAAAACCTAGAAGCAGAAGGAACGCAAAATGGCTGTTTATCCTGTGAGTGCAGGCCATCCCGACCATTCTGGTGTGATGATCCCTGAGATTTGGTCGGGAAAAATCCTCGTGAAGTTCTACAAGGCAACCGTGTTCGGGGAAATCGCCAATACGGACTACGAGGGTGAAATCTCCGATATGGGCGATACCGTCCACATTCGGACGACCCCCAGCATTACCATCAAGGACTACTCCAAGGGGCAGCAGCTCGACTACGAGAACCCCGAGCCCGATCTGGTGGATCTGACCATCGACCAGGGCAAGTATTGGGCCTTCACGTCCGACGACGTGGACAAGTACCAGTCCGACTACGATTACGTGGAGGACTGGACCCAGGACGCCTCGGAGCAGCTCAAGATCAAGATTGACTCCGACCTCCTGGCCAACGTCTACGCCGACGTGGCTGCCGCGAACAAGGGGTCCTCGGCTGGGGCGATCTCCAGCTCCATCGACCTGGGCTCCACCGGGGCCCCCGTCTCCCTGGATAAGTCCAACATCGTGGACTACCTGGTGGACATGGGCGTGGTGCTCGACGAGCAGAACGTCCCCGAGTCCAACCGCTGGGTGGTTATGCCGCCCTGGGCTTGCGCCATGATCAAGAAGTCCGATCTCCAGGACGCAAGCCTGGCTGGGGATGGCACCTCCATCGTTCGCAACGGCCGCCTGGGACAGATCGACCGCTTCACGATCTACAGCTCCAACAGCCTGGCCCACTCCACCGACGGCGGGAGCATGGTGACCAACATGATGTTCGGTCACCAGACGGCGATTACCTTCGCCTCCCAGCTTGTCCGGAACGAGGGCCCCATGCGCTCCGAGTTCACCTTCGGGGACAAGTACCGGGGCCTCCACGTGTATGGCTACAAGGTGGTGAAGCCGGAGGCCATCGGCCACTTCTACGCCAAGAAGGGCTGACCCCAGGCATTGACCGGGCCCCGGTAACGGGGCCCACCCCAAGCGAATAGGAGACTGAAATGGCGGTTTACGACGAAACCAAGGGCGGCACCATCGGCTTCCCCTCGAACCGGATGGGGCACGTTTTCGTGATGCGCACCGTCCTGGACTGCGCCGAGGCCAACGCAGGCAGCGGCCTGGCCAGCGGGGATTCGGCCCAGGTGCTCAACCTGCCGGCCAACCACCACGTCATGTCCGTACGGGCGCAGGTCCTGGAGGCCGAAGGGGCCACCATGACCTTCGACGTGGGGGATTCCGGCTCCAACACCCGGTGGCATAACGGGCTGGACGGCAACGCCACCAGTACCGAGGCCATCGACACCACGGTGACCAGCGGCACCGCCGCCGACGACATTCGGGTCCACGTCAACAACGCTGCAAGCAAGGCGCGGATCGAGGTGGCTGCCCTGGTGGCCGACCTGAATCCGGACGGCTAAGGCCCCGGGAATCACGGACAGGGCCCCCAGCGGGGGCCCTCCCAATAAGGCAAGGATATGGCTCGCTACTGCCAGAAGATTGACGACGGCTATCTCTACCCCTACTCCCTCGTGCTCGCGGAGCGGGGGGACTTCCGGGTGGTCCAGGCGGATCCGCGCAAGGTGGTCAACGGCTACCTGGCCGAGGACCAACAGGCGGCTGTCCAGGAGAGTACGCCGGAACAGGCCCTGGAGGGTCCGAGCCCCAGCAACTTCGACAACATGACCAAGGACATGCTGGAGGCTTATGCCCGCCGCAACTACGGCGCGGAGCTGGACAAGCGGCACCGCAAGGAAACCCTGGTGCGCCAGGTAGAGGCCATGGAGAAGGGCATGACGCCCCAGGAGGCGTTGGCTCTTAACGAATAAGGGGCGAACCCATGAGTACCATCAAGGCCCAGCAAATCGTGGACCGCGCCGGGGTGATCCTCCAGGACACCACCAGCGTTCGCTGGCCCGAGAGCGAGCTTCTGGACTGGCTCAACGACGGCCAGCGGGAGACGGTCCTGCTGGACCCCTCCGCCCACGCCGACAACGAGACGGTGCGGCTGGTGTCCGGGTCCAAGCAGAATTTCAACGACCTGGCCAGCGACCCGGACAACTCCGGGACCAACATCGGGGCAGGCATCCGGCTGATCGACGTGGTGCGGAATATGGGGACCGGTGGTTCCACCCCGGGCCGGTCGGTCACGGTGATCGAGCGCAAGATCATCGACTACCAGGTTCCCGACTGGCATTCCGGTCAGACGGCCGCCGAGGCCATGCACTTCATGCACGACGAGCGGGATCCCAAGACGTTCTATGTCTACCCGCCGCAACCGGGCACCGGGACCAATTACGTGGAGCTTCTTTACTCCAGCTCCCCGCAGGACGTCACCCTTTCGGACAGCATTTCGCTGGACGACGTCTACGCCAACGCCCTCCTGGATTACGTTTTGTACCGCGCCTACTCCAAGGATGCGGACTTCGGCAGCGCCCAACTCGCCAACGCCCACTACAAGGCGTTCTCGCAGAGCCTGGGAATCAAGGGCAACACGGACCTGTTCACCATCCCCGGTGCCTCCATGGACACCCGGGAGCGGGCCCAGGGTGGTGGGGGTGGCTGATGGCGACCACCTACCAGTCCCTGGCCCCGGGCGTGTTGGACGAAGTGCAGGACGCCCCGATCTTCTACGTGGAGCACGAGGTGCGCTACGCCGCCATCGACCTGCTCAAGGACTCGGGGCTTTACCGCACCACCCTGTCCATGACGCTCACCGCCGGCCAGTCCCAGTATCCCAGCTCGGACCTGTCTATCCCGTCGGGGACGCGGATCGACAACTATGAGCAATGCTGGTACGACCAGCGGCCGGTCTATGACGCCAACTACGAGGACCTTTTCCGCAAGGCGGGGACCGGCCCGCCCCGGAATTTCGCTCCGGCTATGGACGACGATGGCTTCCTGATCTGGCCGGAACCCACGGCAAACGAAACCAAGACCCTCTACTTCCTGGTTTCCCTTGTGCCCACAACCGACAGTTCGGATATTCCGGACTGGATTGCCACCCACTACCGGGACGCCATCCTCCTCCGGGCCAAATATCGGCTCATGCGGGTTTCCGGTCAGCCATGGTCCAATCCGGACATGGCCCAGGAGAAGCTGCGCGAATACCTGGCCAAGCTGACCGAGGCGAAGCGCAACGCCTTCAACACCCGCCGCGCCAATACCCAGGCCCAGATGCGCCCGTGGATATGAGAGCGGCCATGCTGGATCAGTTCCACAAATTACTGGAAGTAGCGCAGGCCCTCCCAGGAATGGGGTTATTGTTGGCGTTCACCACCGACACGAAGCGCAAAATCCTGATCGGCCTCCTGGTAACCGTGGTGCCCGGAATCGTCTGGGGTGGGATCGGAGGGGTAGTGCAGCTCCTCGTGTTTAAGGACAAAATCCAGACCCAGCAGACGAACATGCGGGCGCAGATCGACAACCTGCGCCACGAGATCGACCAAATGGAGAATCTGAACGCCCGCAAGCGCCGGGAAATCCGTCAGGAGGCGGAGGACGCCCAGGAGAAGATCCACAAGATGCGCACGGACGTGAAGGTGATCCGCCAGATCCTGGAGGATCGCAAGCAATGATGCGCCTACTGATCCAGCACTTCGCGGAAGTCCCCAACTGGGGGACCTTCGGCACCCTTCGGATGCCCGGGAAGGTGGGCAACTGGGAATGCTACACCATCGAGCGCCCCTGGCAGAACAACCACCAGAACACCTCCCGGATCCCCGTGGGCATGTACTCCCTGGGGATGCGGTGGTCCGGCGTGGTCCGGCGGGCCTCCGGGGGCGAGTTCAAGCGCGGCTGGCACGTCCAGCATGTCGTCAACCGCAAATACATCATGCTCCACCCGGGCAACGTCGTGGACGACGTCCAGGGGTGTATCGCCTTGGGCGACAGCCTTGGGTTCGTGGAAGGCAAGTGGGCAGTCCTGAACTCCCGCGACACCTTCCACGAGTTTATGGACCGGATGGAGCGAATCAAGCAGCAGAAGTCTGCCGGACCCATAGTCCTGGAGATCCGGCCCAGATAGGAGGATGCCATGCAGTTCCTCATGCAGCACTACCAGGAGATCATCGCCTTCCTGGCGAGCATCGTGGGCGTGGCCTCGGCGGTTTCCGCCGCCATCCGCGCCTTCGCCAAGGTCACGCCGAACACGGCGGACGACAAATTCGCGGGCAAGGTGAAGCAGTTCGTGGGCCGGCTCCAGAAGATCCTGGACCGCCTGGCCATGAATCCCGACAACGCCTCCGCCCGCAAGGGCCAGAAGGGCTAACCGTGCGCCCCCTTATCCTGGCAGCCTTCCTCGCCTTCACCCTGGTGGGCTGTCAAACGGCTCCGGAGACGCCCCGGCAGAACGTCTACGCGGCGGCGGCGCTCTACGCCAGTACCGCCCGCACCACGGCGGACCTCCTGCGCTCCCATACCATCAGCCTGGAGCAGGCCAAGAAGATCCAGGCCACGCTCCACAAGTTCAAGCCGGCCCTGGATACGGCTCATGCGGCTGTCCACAGCGACAAGAAGGTGCCGGCCGACACCATGGTCCAGCTCCGGAAGATGCAGCAGACCCTGGCCCGGATCCAGCAGCAGCTCCAGCAGGAGAAGTCCTCGAAATGACGGTACTCAGCGCCATCAAGATCCTCAACGCCCTCATGGGTATCGGTATGGAGGCCGTCCAGCTCCGGCAAATGATGCAGGTGATCCAGACCGCCCACGAGCAAGGCCGGGACCTGACGGACAAGGAGGTGGACCACGCCTTTAGTCAGCTCGATCAGGCGGACAAGGACCTGGCCACGGTGATCGCCAAGCGCGTGAAGGAGAAGGGATGAACCGCCCAAAGGCGCGAACGGACGGCTTTCTCGTGGTCCGGGACCGTGACGGCCGTCCCAAGGTGTCCCCCAACCAATTACGGCGCGTGTGGCCCCACCTGAGCGATCAGGACCGGGAATACCTGCGGGCCCGCTACCCCAACCACCGCATGTTCCAGGAGGAATAACCCATGGCCATCACCCATCCGGCCACGATCCGAAACGGCTTGGCGAACAACGTCGTGGATCAGGTGGACACCGGAACCGCCACCGCCACCACGGTGGGTAATCTGATCATCACCACCGGGGGAGGCACCCCAACCACCCTGGTTTCCATCCCGCTCCAGAACCCGGCCTTCGGGGCCGCCTCCGGTGGGACCGCGACCATGAACGGTTCGCCCTCGGGAACCGCCACCGCCACGGGCACGGCGGCCGAGTTCAAGATCCGGGATCGGGACGACTCCACCATGTTCACCGGGGCGGTGGCCACCACCGGCTCCGACCTGAACCTGTCCAACACCAACATCGCCAGCGGCGATAAAATCCAGATCACCTCGTTTACCTATTCTGCGCCGAACTAGGAGGACGCCATGGGGGTTCTACGGCAAGTGAGCTGGCTGGCGAGCTGGCCGAAATCCGGCAACACCTGGGTCCGGATGATGCTGACCGCCTACCGGTGGGGGACCCTGGACATCAATATGTCGGGGGAGATCGTGGTGGGGGATTGCCAGCCGTACGCCTATCACACGGTGGCCCCGACCCAGCTCAAGGACATGACGCCGGCCGAGATCCTGTTCCTGCGCCATGCCGCCCTGGCCCATATCATCGCCCGGTTCCCGCACAACCCCGTGGTCCTGAAATCCCACAACGCCAACGTGCGGGCGGGGTCGGTGGACCTGATCCCCCAGGAAATGTCCGGGCCCTCGGTCTACGTGGTCCGCGACCCCAGGGACGTGCTGGTGAGCTACGCCGACCACATGGGGCACACCCTGGAGCAGGCGGCCGAGTCCATGAACAACATGGGGTCCTGTCTGGACCAGGGCAACCTGGGCATCTATCACCACCTGACCACGTGGTCCCAGCACGTGCGGAGCTGGGCCGAGCAGGAGTCCATCCCCGTCAAGGTTTTGCGCTACGAGGACCTCCTGGAGGACCCCCGGGGCGAGTTCCAGCAGGTGCTGGAGCACCTCGGCCTCTCGGTTGACGAGGAGCGCCTGGACCTCGCCGTGGAGCTGGCCAGCTTCGACCACCTGCGCCGCCAGGAGCAGGAGAACGGCTTCCGCGAGGCGAGCCCCAAGGCCGGCGACTTCTTCAAGCGTGGCACGGCCGGCGGCTGGCAGGAGGTGGTCCCGCGCGAAATCGTGGAAAAGCTGGAGGCCGATCACCGCGAGGTAATGCAGATGCTGGGCTATGAGCCAGTTCGAGCCGCAGCTAGTTTCTGAGGGCGGCCACAAGACGCTACTGATCCAGGGCTGCCCAAAAGGGGGCACCACTTACCTCTCCAACCTCCTGCGCCGCGCGGGAGCCCATATCGGGCATGAGCGGCCCGACGCCTTCGGGCTTTGCACCGGCTTCTTCCACAGCCGGCATCACTGGTACCCCATACCATCCAATCACCCCGACGCCTACGAGTTCGATCACCGCTGGTGGCTCATGCGCCACCCGTTGACGGCGGTGCCCTCGTTGGCCTGGTTCCTGACCGGTCGGGACCGCTTCCTCGGCTGGTTCCACCAGCTCGGCTACGACGTGCCGGCCTCCCCCCAGGGCGCGACCAATGGCGACCTACTCCACTACGGCCTGGTGGTCTGGCTGGAGACGCACTGGCGCGTCTGGGAGCAGACCCCGCCGCAGGGCCTGCGCCTGGAGCTGGAGCGGATACCGAAACACTGGCCGCTGATCCGCCAGACCCTGGGATGGCAATGCGCCATGCCCCAGGTACCGATCCCCAATCCGACGAGCGCCACCCACCGGGCGGGCCCGATTGGATGGGGGGACCTGGAGGCCCTGGACCCGGGCCGGGCGCGGCTGGCGCGGGCCCTGTATCGGAGATTCTGCCGGGAAGCGCGAAAACAGCGAGGGGCGTAAATGGCCGAGCAACTAAAAGCGGTGGTGGCCACCTTTACGTGCCCCTCCGCCACCGGCACCCATGACTTCACCACCACCGACCTGGGCGGGCTAACCCCCAAGGCGGCGATCTTCCTGGGCTCGCGCAACACGACGGTGAACAGCACCGTTGTCGATGCCATCTACTCCATCGGCTCCACCGACGGCAACTCCCAGTCTTGCGTGGCGGCCAAGAACGACGACTACATCAACTTCACCCGCACGGAGCAGACGGAGTCCTACTGCCTGCGGGCCGGCCACGCGAACCAGGGGACCAACGATTTCATTTGGGACGTGCAGGGGGCATTCAGCGCCTGGATCACCAATGGGGTGACCCTGCAAATGGACACGGTCACGAGCGGGGCCTACTTCCAGGTCCTTTTCCTGGCCGGTGCCGACCTCCAGGTCAAGCACGGCCGGACCGACATGCCGGCCAGCTCCACCGCCACCCAGAACGTGACAGCCCCGGGGTTCACCCCGGACGCGGTGCTGTTCAACTACGTGGAGGCCTCCACCCTCAACGCCCCGGAGGGGTATTTCTGGTGGACCTCGCTAGGCTGGGCCATCAACGATGGCGGGCCAACGCAGACGTCGGTGGTCAGCAACGTCAAGGGCGGCTATTCCTCCACCTCGGAAGAGGACACCCAGGAGATCATAACCAGCGGGGCGGTCGGTGGCATGAACACCGGCTCCCTCGATTTCTACTACACCATCAGCAATTTTGATGCCTCGGGGTTCTCGGTCACCCCGTCCGCCAGCTACTACAGCCTGACCTACCTGTACTGGCTGGCGATCCAGTGGGGCTCCAACTCCCAAATTGCCTCGGTGATCCAGTCCGTGGGCTCCGCCGACAGTGGCACGACCTCGTTCACCGGCTACGGTTTCCAGCCCCAGGCGGTATTCGGCTACCTGACGCGAGCGGAGGCCACTGACAACCTCTATTACGACGTCACCCAGGCCTGCGGACATGGCCTGGCCATGCTCGACGCACAGGGCAATATGGGGGCTCTCAACCCCATTCCTGCCCTGGCCGCCTCGACCAGCTCCCGGGAGTCCACGTGGACGGTATTCCACGACCACTGGGAGATCATGGACGAGGTGACGCCGGCCACGATCTGGAGCGGCACCTTCGGCTCCATCCAGGCGGACGGCTTCGCGCTGAATGTTGGCACCAGCCCTGGGGCGACCCTCTACTTCCCGACCATAGCCTTCGAGGACCCGGCGGCGGGCGGCCCCGACATCACCGGGTCCGGGGCGGCTCAGGCCTCCGACGCAACCGTCAGCGCGGAGGCGTCCCGGACCACGGACGTTCACGTCGCCACGGTGGTGGCTACCGCGCCGACCACGCCGGGCACCCTAGACATCACCACCTCCGCCCTGGGGGGCAAGACGCCCAAGGCGGCGCTGATCTTCGTCAGCCACATCGGCGGAGCTGGCGCGGTTGCTTCGGGGGAGAACCTGAGCGTCGGCTTCACCGACGGGACCAGCCAGTTCACGGCCACCCTAATGGGCCAGGACGGCAGCAGCGGGGCGGCCACCGCGCGGGCGCTCGACAACACCAACTGCGCGGTCCGCTGGCTCTACGACCTCTCCAGCTTCAACCGCAAGACCCAGGCCGCCTTCAATGCCTGGATTGCGGACTCCGGTAATGGGCAGACGGGGATCCAGCTCGACTTCGGGGTGGCTCAGGACGGCGACACCGTGGTGGTGCAGCTATTCGCCGGAGACTCGGTCCAGGCCCAGGCCGGCTACGTTACCGGGGGTGTGGCCGGAAGCTCCTCCTCGGTGACGACGGGCTTCTCCCCCAGCGCCGTGCTGTTCGCCAATACCAACCAGACCGCCTTCGCGGCCAGCTCGGTGACGGCGGACGGCACCCTGTCCTTCGGCTGGGATACGCCCTCCGGCGGGGCCAACTGCCTCCTCCGCTACACGGCGAGCGGCGCGAATCCCACCGACGTCCAGGAGATTTGGGACCAGAGCGAGGTGGCGGGGAGCTGCGACGGCGCGGGTGGCTGGGGGTGGTCCGCCAACGTCAGCTCGTGGGCATCGGACGGGTTCACACTCGGGATCAACCCCACCCGGGGCGATTCGGGCGGGGCCCTGATCCCCTACCTGGCCCTGCGGTGGGGGTCCGGGCAGGTGGCCAGCGCCACCACGGTGATCGCCAGCACCGACTCGGGGACCACCAGCTACACCCCCGGGCAGGGCTTCCAGGCCAAGGGCCTGGTGGGTCTGGCCTCCAAGGTCGGGACAGCAGGCACCTGGGTGACGGGAGCCCATGCCGAGTCCGCCTCCCTGCTCATGGCCGGAGGGGCCGGCAATGACCGGTCGGTGGGCACCTACTTTGCCGACGGGGTGACCAGCTCCAACACCACGGAGACCTGGAACAACAGCCTGGAGCTTCTGGAGTCCAGCGCCTATCTGGTGGCCAACCTGCTCCACTACGACACCATGGGGATGACCCTGGACGTCGTTACCCCGCCCCCGGCCGACGTCAACGTCCCAACCCTGTTCTTCCAGGACCCCACCGGAGCCATCGACGCCCAGGGGGCCGCGCAGGCCGGGGACGCCACGACCGCAGGTAGCGCCGGCCGGGTGCGAACGGCCACCGCCGCCGCAAGCGCCCAGGACGCCACCGTCAGCGCGTCGGGCAGCGCCTTCGCCACCCAGACCGGTACTGCCGCCGCAGCGGCGCAACCGGCCACCGCCACGGCCTCGGGCACCGTCACCTGGACCGCCACTGGGGCGGCCACGGCCCAGGCGGCCACTGTCAGCGCCTCCGGCACGGTCGGCGCGGCGACCAAGAATCTCACCGCAACCGCCACCGTCTCGGCGCAACCGGCGACCGCAGCCGCCACGGCGACAAAGAGCCTCACCGCCACGGCGACCGCCTCTGCACAACCGGCCACCACGGCCGGCACCGGGCAGTTCCTCGGCAAGCGTACCGGGACGGCAGCAGTAGCCGCCGATCCGGCAACGGTGTCCGCAACCGGGCTGTTCCTGGGGAAGCGCACTGGTACCGCCGCAGTCTCCGCCCAGCCGGCCACCAGCACCGCCAAGGGTATTTTCGTCCGCCAGGGCACCGCCGCCGTCCAGGCCTCGGACGCGACGGTTTCCTCCACGCAGAGCCAGTCCCAGGCCGCCACCGGCACCGCGCAGGCCGGGTACGCCTCCGTCACGGCGCAGGCCTTCCGAGTGGGCTACCTGCCCAAGGGCCCCGCAGAAAGCTGGGTGGCCCTGGCCCGGCCCACCGTATGGGGCTCGGAATTGCGGCTGACCAAATGGACCGGACCCGGGCGCTCCACGTCCTGGAAGGGGTAGAGCTATGCCGATCAGCCAAACCTTGGAGAAGTATCAGTCCGAAGCCCGCAAGTACGACTTCGACTTCTCCAACCTTCTGGAGAACGGGGACTCCGTCGCCTCCGTCTCCTCCATCAGCAACAGCGTCTTTTCGGGCTCGGAGACAACCGGCCTTACGGTCGGGGCGGGCTCGGTCAACGACCCCTCCGTCCAGGCCTCCATCAGCGCCGGAACGGGGGGAGTGACCTATAAGCTCGTCTGCACGGTGTCCACCTCCAACGGCAACACCCTCGTCCTGGTGGGCTTCCTCAAGGTGCTTGCGGAATGAAGGTCCAGATCGAGGGCTTCGCGGGCATGCTGCCGGCCAAGGACCCCAAGCTCCTGGACAGCCACCAGGCGCAGACGGCGACCAACACGCGCCTGTGGACCGGGAGCCTGGAGCCCTGGAAGGGCACCGCCGACCAGGCGTACAACGTCACCGTGGCCACCCCCACCACGATCTACCACTACCAGTGGAACTACTGGTTCGAGTGGAACCAGGACGTGGACGTGGTGCGCTCCCCCATCGCCAACGACAGCTACAAGCGCGTCTACTGGACTGGGGACGGCAAACCCAAAAAGACGGACCACACGGTGGCCACGGGGGCCCATCCCTATCCCTCCACCGAGTACCTCCTGGAGGTCCCCAAGCCGGCCAATGGCCCCACGCTGTCCTTCCAGGACAGCTCGGACCCGGCCAACAAGGAGGACATCGCCTACGTCACCACCTATGTCAGCGACTACGGCGAGGAGGGCCAGCCTTCCGATCCGAGCGCGGTGGTGTCGGCCTACTGGAGGGACCACGACATCGTCGCCGTGGCCACCGGGAGCAATACGGTGACGGTGAGCGGGGACCAGACCTCAAGCTGGGGCTCGGGGGATACGGCGGCCATCGTCGGCAGTACGGGCAACGACGGCAACTACACCGTCTCCTCGGCCTCCTACGACAGCGGCAACGATCAGACCAACATCGTCACCAACGAATCCATCGGCAACGCGACGGCGGACGGCAATTTCCGCACCCGAATCTCCCTCTCCAATATCCCCGACGCCCCCACCGGGGCCTACAACATGGCCAAGTTCAGGGTCTACCGCTACCACGCGGGCACGACCAACGGGGAATACGTCTACGTGGGGGAGCGGGCCATCGGGTACACCACCTTCGACGATTCGGTGCCCCCGGCCCTCCTGGGGGAGGTGATCCCGAGCGCCCACTACAACACGCCGCCGGACGACATGATCGGCCTGGTGGGGATGGCCAACGGAGTGCTCGCGGGGTTTTCTGGCAACGAGGTTTGCCTGTCCGAGCCCTACCTGCCGCACACCTATCCCTCGGCCTATCGCCAGTCCACGAACTACCAGATCGTCGGCCTGGGGACCTTCGGTACCACCCTGGTGATCCTGACGGAGGGCCATCCCTACCTGCTCACGGGGGTGGACCCGGCCTCCATGACCATGGAGGAGGTGGACCTGCCCCAGGCCTGCGTCAGCAAGCGCGGGATTGTCTCCACCCAGAGCGGGGTGATCTACCCGAGCCCCGACGGGCTGGTGTTCATCAGCTCCGGCGGCGGCCAGCTCCTGACCCAGCACATTCTCACCCGGGACCAGTGGCAGGCGTACAACCCGTCCTCCATCCACGCCTACTACTACAACAACCGCTACCACGCCTTCTGGAAGGATGGGGCGAGCACGGGCGGGATCATCCTGGACCCCCAGAACCCGGCCTCCACCTTCACGGAGACGGACCTGTACCCCACCACGGGCTACACGGATCTGGTGAACGACAGCCTGTTCCTGGTGCTGTCCAGCTCCATCGAGAAGTGGGACGCCGGCTCGACCAACCTGACCTACCGGTGGCGGAGCAAGGTGTTCCAGGCCCAGCAGCGGGTCAACTTCACCTGCGGTCGGGTTTTCGCCACCAGCTTTGACGACCTGGTATTCCGTCTGTACGCGGACGGCCAGCTCGGCGCGGAAATCCGCGTACAGAGTGACGGCATCTTCCGACTGCCGTCCGGGTTCCGGGCACGGGACTGGGAGATCGAACTGGAAGGGACGGACGAAGTCCAGCGGGTGGCCATCGCCTCGCGGCCCCAGGAGATCGGCTAATGGCCCGGGATACCAAGGCCCAGGCGCTGCCCCCGGCCAAAAGCCAGGACCCCCAGGCCCTGCCCCTCCTGCGGGCGCTGCGGGACACGGTCATGTTGCGCGAGGGCCAGTCCGGCCCGCACGGCGAGTCCTTCGTCCGGTTCAAGGACCTGGTGGACATCGGCCTGGCCACCTCCTCCTGGCAGGGTTCCGGGCAGTCCACGAACATCGTGCCCGGGGCCAAGGTTCCGAGTTACCTGCCGTCCAACCCGGCCCCCACCGTGGAGACGCCCCCGGTCCCGACCGGGCTCACGGCCACGTCGGCAATCCAGTCCGTGATCCTCCAGTGGGACAGCCCCTACGACAAGTACGCCAGCCACAGCTTCACGGAGGTGTGGCGCAACTCCACTACCAACCTGGCCACGGCGGTGAAGGTGGGCACCTCCACCACGGCCTTCTACACGGACAACGTCGGGCTCGCCGCCACCCAGAAATTCTACTGGGTGCGGTTCGTGAACGAGGCGGCCAAGAAGGGCCCCTTCTCCAAGACCTGGGTGTCGGCCACCACCGGGAAGGTGGGGAACGCGGACCTGACGGACAGCATTATCACCGCGAACAAGATTGCGAACTCGGCCGTCACCCAGTCCAAGGTGGCCAAATGGTTCGCCGGGACTTCCGGGACGTCCTTCCCGGCCTCCCCCGACGACGGCGAGTTCTTCTACCGCACCGACCAGGACAAGGTCTACCGCTACAACGGCAGCTCCTGGATCGAGGTGGACTATCTCTCCGATCCCACCCGGATTGGCAGCGCGGTGATCGGCTCGGCCGCCATCATCGACGCGGCCATCACCAGCGCCAAGATCAAGAACGCGGCGGTGGGGTCGGCCGCCATCGCCAACCTGGCGGTTACCAACGCCAAACTTGCCGACGTGGCGGTGGACACGGCGAAAATCGCGGACGGGGCCATCGCCACGGCCAAGATCGGCAGCGCGGCGGTGACCGAGGCCAAGATCCAGAACCTGTCCGTCACCACGGCGAAGATTGCCGGGGCGGCGATCACCAACGCCAAGATCCAGAACCTGGCGGTGACCAACGCCAAGGTGAACGACTTGTCGGCCGACAAGATCACCGCAGGGACCGTAACCGCCAGCCAGGTCTATATCGGCTCCAACAACGTCCAGCTCGACGGATCGAACTCCCAGGTAGCCATCGTGGACAGCCAGGCCACCCCAGTGAAGCGGGTGACCATCGGCAAGCTCGGTACCGGGAGCGCCGACTACGGCATCTTCATCAAGGACGCCGGAGGCAACAACCTCCTGTCCACGGCGCGGGACTTCGACCACAGCCTGGTGGACCTGACCCAGGCGACCAACGCCGTGGCCGAGGGAGGAGCCGACGTCACGGGCAGCCACACCGCCAGCGACGTCCAGACCGGGGCTGGGAAGGCGGTTGCTGAGTCCGGCGCGGACGTCACCGGTAACAACACGGCGAACGATGTCCAGACCGGGGCTGGGAAGGCGGTTTCGGAGACGGGGGCCGACAACACCTCCGCCCGGATCACCAGTGGTTTGGACCAGGGCGGCGTGATCCAGAACAGCACCAACATTCTCCTGGACCTGAACAACAAGGCCCTGTCCCTGAACAATTCCACCTTCGGTAACGCCGGTATCCAGCTACAGTACAACGGCGGATCGCCGCGTATGTACGTCGGGGACGGCGGCAACCAGTCCATGAATTACGACGGGGCAACTTTCTCCCTTGGGCGGGACGTGGAAATGAAGGGCGCAGTCGCCTACAACAACCAGTCCTTCGTCCTTGTCGGGCTCCCATCTGACTACCAGCTCTACACAAACTCAAGTGGCGGTGGCTCCGTCTCCCCTCTGTACGGCCACATCTTGATCACCTGCGGCGGATCGGCCGGGGATTATGCCTATTACGGCAAGAACCTTTCCTTGACCCCCCAGACACCGACATGGGCCAATCCCAGGGCGTTAAAGATCACCTTTTTGGTGG